TCCCAGCAGATACCGTAAGCAAAGAGGTTCCAGCTGAGATATTTCCTAAAACAGTTAGGAGGTTTGACACTGTAGCCGCAGATAGGGTAGCCAGTCCGCTGATGGTCGCAGCTTGCGACACGTTGAGGGATGAAATAGTTGTCACAGCAGCTGCTGCCGAGATATTACCACCCACAGTTAGGAGGTTTGACACTGTAGCCGCAGATAAAGTAGCCAGTCCGCTGATTGTCGCAGCATTCAAGACGTTCAGGGATGAAATAGTTGTGACAGCAGCAGCAGCCGATATGGATATCCCTCCAAGCGTGAGATTGGTCTGAATTGTCACAGCAGATACGGTGAAGAGTCCGCTGATTGTCGCAGCATTGGAGACATTGAGGGATGAAATAGTGGTCACCGCAGCAGCAGCCGAGATATTACCACCTACTGTGAGGAGGTTTGACACTGTAGCCGCAGATAGGGTAGCCAATCCACTGATAGTCGCAGCATTCAAGACGTTGAGAGATGAGAGTGTCGTTGTTCCTCCCGATATGGTTCCAGATACCACGAGATTGTTCTGCACAGTTGCGGCAGATAGGGTTGTAAGTCCGCTGATCGTGACACCTCCAGATACAGATACGCTAGATAGAGCTGCCAGACCACTCACTGTAACCCCGTTACTCATCGTGACAGCTCCCGAAAGAGTTGACACTCCAGTTACCGTGATTGATCCTGTCGTCATGGAATTCGTGATGGTAGCGGATGATACAGTTGCTGTTGCTGATCCCGCAGACAACGTTGCCCCCTGGACTGTTAGTGTCCCCTGTGCGGTGAGTAGACCGCTCACGTTGAGTGTTCCTGATACAAATCCGTTTCCAGAGACGTTCAGGGCATAGGCTCCCGGAGATACGCCAATTCCCAAAGCAGAGTTTGATAAGATAGTGCCTCCCAATGTATTCGATGACGTTCCAAGATTGCTGATTATTCCACCAGACAGGGTAATTCCGCCAATCGTATTGCTTGTAGTCGACGCATTGGATATCGTTCCATTCGAAAGAATACTGGCGTTCGCATTGCTGAGCAGTGAATTAGACAGCGTCCACCCCCCGATCGTATTGGATGTTGCCGCTGTATTGGAAATCGTCCCCCCGCTCAACTGAACACTTGCAATCGTATACGAGTTACAGCCAAAGTTCCCAGAAATGTTTCCACCTACGTTGAGGTTGTTTGTGATAGACGTAGCGGACATGGTCGTAATTCCAGTTGCCACCGCAAATGTCAACGCAGCACTTCCAGCCGCTGTTCCCCCGTTATTGTAAAGAATCTGAGTGGACGATCCACCGATTGGACCAGTAGGACCAGTAACACCAGTAGGACCAACAGCCCCCATCCCACTCACATAATACAATGTCCTTAAGTCACCGGATAGGCTTAAAAACTGTCCTGCACCCCCAGGACCTGCTGGGAATACCTGCCCGTTGATCTGATTTACATTCGTCAGTGAATTGTTGGCCATGTTCACGTTCGTAACAGCAGGGGTGGTGCCGAGAGTCAAGGAACCACCGCCGATATTCTGTAGGTTTTTCGTGATCCTACTCATTCCGTCTTACCTCTTACTTAGAAAAGTAGACAAGATATTGATACTCGTAACCCACGGGCGTCATGTCCACCATCTCGTGTCGAGTAAACCCAGCTGATTTCACAATATCTAACATCGCAGGGATCGTTGGCATCGTCAACTGATGAATGTTCTCACGGTACGAACGCTTTGGCTTGTCGAATTCAAAGACTTCTTCGAACCGAGCTTTATCCGTATCAGGATCCTTGACAAACCTGCTCTTGTACTTGAACTTGTCAAAGAACACATCGGAATCAATCACCCGCTCCGTGCTGTATTTCTGGACGGAGAACGGTCCAAACGGGGAGGCAGCATCTAGAATTGGGTCAAACTTGTTGGGGTCTACCAGATGAATCACGAAAATACCACCTGGGCGCAGCCACGAGTAAATGTTATCGAGAATCATCTTGGCGTTCTGGAACTGGTAGATGGAGAAATAGAGCATCATGGCATGGGAAAATGATTTCGGCGCAAACGTTTCTGCCCGAGCCACATCCCCCTTGTAAAACCGGGCGCTCTTACACTTCTCTCGGGCCTTCTTCAACATGGACTCTGAACTGTCTAGACCTACAATATCAATGCCTTCACGGCACAACCAGTCCACATGCGGTCCCGTCCCGCAACACACATCTAGAAGCTTGATTTCTTCTTTCGGCCATTCTGCCAAGGCATACTCACGGATCGACGCCTTTTCGAACGAGACACGTTCAGGTGTCGTGAACAGCTTGTCGTAGACGTTGGCGTAAAAGTCGTCATAAATCTCGGAATAGTCTTCGTGGGTATCCGTCTCTCCATTCTTCTCCCTTTCGTTGTCAAACAACTCACGGTGAACAGTATGCAGTTGCGACAACAACAGAATAGCAATAGCCACTAGGGCAATGAGCCAATATGCTAAAGATCCCTCCATCTGTCTCTTGTATCTATGTAAGAAATGTGGGAGCTGCTTCCAATCCAGAGAAGTTCAGGGAGGGTAGGGACAATGTTAAATCGTGACTTTATTTACCCGCATTTTCCCGATGTAATCACTGACGTATGGAAAAATGTGCCTTCCAATGTTCGGGAGTGGAGTATGTCTATTTGGAAGGATGAGTTTCAGGTGAGACGGCCGTCTATGGGCGACAGCGACCTCCTCGCCTGGGTTCCTCGCATCGGACTCCTTGCGGCAAAACGAGGATGCTGGGTTGGGACACATAAATCGTCCATGGCAGTTGCGATGTGCTTTAATTACGTGGACCGAGGACACAGGGAGCAGGGATGGTCTGGTAAAATGATCATGTCTCTCTGCAGGAAGGCGACGGATATATGGGGACCCACGCCGTTCATGTTTGAAATACAGTTTACGATTCCACGTGGACTTCGCCAGGTGACTCCGTTCTTATCGTTCACGTATACCTGGATCCCTTTCTTGTCGATTGAGGTCCCTCCAAAATGGACACCTATTCCGATAAGCGACTTCCAAAAAATCAAGGGGTTTCATACGATAGAGACAGAGGGGTATCTCGCCTTTCAGAACAACGGTAACAGGATCCTGCTGGATCCTCATAACGATATTGTCTTTTACGACGACCTTCTCGCCCTCGCCTCCTTTGACGGCATTCCGTTGCCAGGAGCATACTGCCGAGTATTCCATCCACTTGGTCAAAGCAAGATCTACCTTGCCAATCTATATTTTGACTCTCCTCCCCAATTTGACCATTTTATGCTACCGTAGTCTAGGTGTAGTAGGTCCAAGCCCTGGACTGGAGATCTGGACGTTCGGTAACCCACTTGCTTGCCCTTGTCCCCACAATCCGAACCCTTGTGTCCACGACTGCCGCAGCCCCTGGAAACTTATGCCCGACTTTCGGAGAAGCAGGATCAGTGACAGAAGAATGAGGATCGCAATAAATACATCCATGACTGTGGTAAACGACGATGGGAACCCGGCAAAGTAAGCAACGATCGGGTTGGCTACAGCCGGAACGGGCGTGGCGGATGTAGGATCCGTGAGCTGAATGTAGCGATTGAATGCCCCGATTTTCTGTAGTTTCTCCGACAGGAGATTTCCCAGAAAGTCAATGTTCCCAGACACACTGTCTTTCAAGGACGATTGCTTATCACGAATTGCGGCAATGGAATCTGTATACGCCGACTGAACAGCACTCTGATTGTCAAGATCGGCATACTGCTGGCGATACTTGGCAAGAACCGGACCCAGTTTTTTATCCTCTATGACCTTACGTTCCTGAGCCGCCCAGGCATCCCCGTTCTTCAAACTATAATACCGGAAACGTGTCTGCTCAAAGGTTTCGGGATCTTCCTCAGCATTCTGCGAGGCACGCTGGTATGATTCATATGCGGATTGAACAGATTTGGGATCGTTGGCCCAGTCCGACTGGGACTTTGCAACATCAGCTTTCAGTTGATCGCTCTTTGACATTCTCACTATTGTTTATTGACAGCAAAGGAAATTGCGATCCCTACACCTATGATCATTCCTACAACTGCGATACTCATATTGATGATGGGTGGCAGGACAAATCCACCAACAACATACAGCAGAAGAACGATCGCAACGGTAATAGCGACTGTTTGTAGAACATGCATCTTCCACTGCGAGTCAGGACCTCCTACTGTCTGAATCTGGCGCGCAACATTTTCACGTTCATGTGCGGTGGTCTTCCGCTCTTCACTGATATCCGTGATCTTCTTGATGACCGCATTGGCTGCCTTCTTGACTTTTCCAACCTCAATCTGAGCATATTGATTGCTTGTAGCCGATCCAAGGGCATTGACATTGCTGTCCATCTTGTCTATGTACTGACTTGTCTGATCCAGAGCAGCGGAATGATCGATGCTTCCCGGATCTACACGCTGGTAGAGGTTTCCAGAAGATCCAGAACTCGCAGCTGCCACATATGTCTGATACGAACGAGGATTCAGGGACATTGTGTGGACTCCTGGCATCGGCTTATATGTAACCGTAGGGTCAATCTTACACGAATCATCATCTGTGTATGGAGGCGAGCATCGAACTGGGCGCTGCGAAGACTGCGAAACTCCAAGTATGAACTTGTTGTCGCCTTCTACCGCAAGGGGGATAACACCCGATAGACCCGCCTGTTCTTTCCACCCTCCCTGTCCGTTTGCCGAACTCTGGTAAATTGTCTGACCCCCCATCGCATACGTGTTTCCAGCACTTGCCGCAACAATTCCCTGGGAACCAGTGGGCTGGGAAATTGGTAACCATGAATTTGTCGTGCACGGCTTGGAGCATCCCTGGCTTCCAACGAAGATGAACTGGTCGGTAACATTGATCGAAGGAGTTGCCGAAGGAGTTCCAGGAACAGGTTGGGGCTCTGACCAGCTACCACCGCCATCGACCGGACGCACGGAAAACACGAGTTGGTTGGTAGTTGTTGGCGGTAATTGAGTAGGAGCTGGGTTTAGTGTAAATTTGTATCCCCCTGCAACCACAGTATTCGTATACGTAGGCCACGAAGCGGGAGAATAGCTAGAAATGGGACCGACATAATACTTGCTAACTCCATCTGCATTCACCATCTTGGTATACTGCGCCTCGGCCGCCATATATACTGGCTTTCCAGTATCGTCCTTGTCAATTTTCTGGATATCAAGTTTACCAGAAATCATCGGACCGCTCAGGTATCCGCTAGAGGATGAGGATGAGGATCCTCCAGAACTAGCCCGAGTAAGGGTTCCACCATTGCTTCCAACAATGGAGTTTCCAGTGCTATCAATTGTGAATGACATGGGGAAGTTCCTGCTGGGAGTAATGTATACCTGCTGTCCAGAGGTCGTGGAACCGGTATCAAACGTGCCCCTAAGTTGCGTCCACCCAAACAATGACACCGCTGCTGGGTTAGAAGGAGTAAACGTCCACGAATTTCCACTCTGAACTAGATCTCCCGACTCTCTTCCGTTGAGGAATGTCCACTTTCCATCAAGCTTCACAGACGTGACCGTGCTCGTATAGAGAATATACACATTGTCTCCATCCACGGCAATATCAGAAGGCATGCCGCTACGCCCAGGAGGAGCGTCTACCCCCCTCCAGTTCTGTCCGTCGCATGGTTCCTTACATGTGTATACATCCCCTGCAGAATTGAATCCCCACACAAATCCCGTCGGAGATGCAACGATCTTGCTCAATACACCTGGCAGGGCGGTCCAAGACACTACGTTCGCAAGCTGACCCTGAACATAGGACAGTAGGCTTTGTGCCTGATTCTGGAAATCTTGGGCATACTCTGCCATCTTGTTGTTATATAGATCCACGATATTTTCATGTATAATTGTAATGAGTCTGCCAGGAGCACAATCTAGTATGTTGAACGGCACCTCCATGGCGCCAAGTGTTCTCGGTGAAACAGAAGAACATACTGCGTTCTCCGCCGCAACTCTCCAGGAAGAAACGAAGATTGACGCAGCGCTTTCTCAGTATAACCGGATAAGGGCTCAATATGGTGAAATTCTGACAGAGGCGATTCGTACCCAGGACCCTACAAAGAGGACGCAGTTAGTATCGACAATTACTGCACTGAACCAGCAGTTGACGACAATTGTCACTTCACTCCAGCAGATGTACACTTCTGGTAAGACCACGCTGTCTGGAATGCCCAAGATCAACTTTGCGGCTGATCTTGAACAGTATAAACTTGATCTTGAGAGGCTGTTAAGAGAACGGGACGAACTCACAAAGCTTAAGACGGTATACTCCACCCTGAAGCAGGATACAGTAGCCCCGCCTTATACCCTCTATGTTGTAGGAATTCTGGTCATGCTGATCATCCTCCTCGTTCTATTTACGTTCACGTCTCTGATGACGAATGTTCAGAGCGTTCTGCCTGCGATGCCCGAGCTTCCAAGTATGGGGCTCAGCGCACCGACCCCATCGCCGGCGATGTAATATTCATGGTAAATGGCGCACCAGGGCGCACCGCCGAAGCAAATGGATTCATCTGGGGAGACCAGAACCCGATCAAGAACATGATCGGAATGATAAAAAGAATAATACCCAGACGTAGGATCATAGCGTATCCGTTAGATACATCCACTATCGGAAGATCTGGTGTCTTTTTCTTGTAAAGATCGTAACGGTTCTTGGCTGCCAAATACTCATCTTCAATCTTCTGGGCGCTTGAATGAAGTTCAGCAGCCTTGTCGTATTCCGACCCCATTTCGGCGTTTCCTTCCTGATAAGACTCGGCAAATGACTGCATATCCGCCTTCTGTGCTTCCACCTCCTTCTGCCGATTTCCAACCATCTGTTCCAGTGCGTCCTGCGCAGCCTTGTATGCTGTCCGATATGTCTCAATGCCCGTTGTGACAAATTGGACGTAGTTTGACTTGTATTCATTCATCATTTCTTCGAAGGATCCACGGTCGCCCATTATTATACAGTCGCTACACAAAATCGGTAATACGGCGTCGCACCTGCGTCGGGAGACTTGCGGAGAACTTCGATGATATCACCCGGCTTTCCCCCGATCCAGCGCACAGGGGCATCCTGGGACCAGATGTGAGGAGTGGGCATATACTCCTTGTGCTTCATCGCCATCTGGGGTAGTAGTGGCTCCTCGGACTTGATCTGGATATGGTCAGCCCGCATCGCCTTGGCAATCGCATCCAGCGAAATACCGAACTTGGCTAGGAAATTCTTGACCTCTTCGGCGTCCAGGATCCGGTGGCGGGGGATGTAGCGGTGTGTCGTGATATCAAACGTGAGTTGACCTACGTGGAACACCTGAAGAATATGGCTCTGTGCCGCTACAGCATCCAAGATTGTCTCGGACGGCGGAATGGGGACAACCACAATTCCACGAGTGCCGCCGTGCTCCTGCGTCAGAGAGACCAAACGCAGGACCTGGTCCTCCGTAATACGAGTGCGAGTGCTCATGAATACGAGCGTATCGCCATACTTGGTCGTTGTCGCTGGGAAGTCGGTATCGATTATTTCGGGAGCCGCCGTGTTTACACCACGCTGCCCGAGCATTGTCTTGAGAACCTCCTCTGTTGTCGGCATTGTAGTCTGTATTATTGTTTCTTGACGTGTTTAATTCTATCCGTTTTACAATAGAAGGAATGAAAAATGCTGGGCTATTAGCACTTGCGTTTGTAGCCCTCATTGTTGCGGGTGTCCTGTTTGCGGGGTCTCGGGAACGCTTTGGGGTCCCGGAGTTTCTAGATCGGTCGTCTGAGAAGGCTCAGGCCCGAGGAGAAGTTTCATCGTACGACCAGACGACAACGCATTTTCGGGCGCCGGATTCACACAAGCCTCCGAAGGGGGAGCGGATTGGGGTTCGGGTAGGGCAGTGGGAGGGATATAATGCTCAATTTTAGACGGATCGGCACGACACACCATGACCATCTCCCAGAAATCACGGAATTCTTGGATATGATCCGATAGCCAACGGGGATCACGAGGAACATTGTCAATACGGATATTGCCTAGGTACCACCAGACTACCCTGTGCTCGTCCCCCTCGATCTTCGCCTTCCATTCGTCTGCGTCCTCCTCTTTCTGCTTGTATACGATCTTACCATCGTCATAGACGACCAGGACACCCTTATACGGCGAATCGCTGGCATTCCATTCCGTGCGACCACACGTCTTGAACTGCATCTCCACATAATCGCACTCGTCGATATTACAACATTCCATCTGCATCTGCATCTGGTGATAGTATCCGTCGGGGATCGGGGACTCCTGCGTGAACTTACGGGAGATCGGGCACTTGAATTCCACGAGCTTCCCCCAACGTGGATCCATCTTGTCCCGGGTCAGCACGATACCGTCAGGGGACGCACCCAGGAATTTGTGGATAGGGTGGACGACGCAGGTCGTATCCACGATCTCGGCGCCGCCCTGGATATCCCCGTAAATCTCCTTGGCGATGGGCTCGAACTGGGTTCCCCACAAACACGCAGTAATTGGACCCCCGTCATTCGTCTTGGGTCCGTCGAGCTTTCGCATGAGGAGTTCTTTGCGTGCGGACGGAGATGCGGTCTTGAAGGCTTTGGTGATTTCTGATGCTGTCATCATTTCCGAACGGCGGAGGTGCCAGCTGTCAGAGCGCTGGTCGGCAACCCCGTAGTCCCGCAGGACTTTAAAGATGGAGCGGCGGCGGGTCCACACTTTACCCAGGTCGGTAGCCAGAAGTCGATATACCTGTGCTTTATAGTTCCGGTAGTCATATCCACGATCCCGGCAGATTTTCTTGATTCGGTGGGTGAGGTGGGTGCAGGCATCTAGTGGAAGTTCAAATACTTCCATTAGTGTATCTAATTCGTTCTGCGAAAAGGTATTCGTTTTAGTGGTTAGTGGTTTACAGAAATCCTAGGACACTAACACAATGACGACTACCACCACTACGGAAATTTCCACACAGGAGGATTGGGTCCTTCATCGCCTCGAAACTCTGTATACTCCCGAACGCCTAGACCTCCTCCGCAACATCCTGGAGAACAAGACCAATATCTCCCTCCGAATTCTAGACTGGTTTGTCACGAACTATTCCAAGATGAACAATGTATCCTACATCTCCAAGGCTGGCAAACACGTGATCGTCTACCTTGCCTACAAATCCCATCTCAAGGCTTACAGCAAAAAGATGTTCGACCCCTTCTGTCGCTGGACCCGTGTGAATTTCCACGGAGTGTCCACCACTGTCGGGCAGCTGAACTTCTTTGCGTGGGCAATGGAAGATGATGTCATTGACTACCTCTTTGCGCACCACGACGATATCCATGCAGATATGGAGACACGCATGTCGACGGGGGAGAAGAAGACCGAACATACTCGCAAGAAGCGCCACGAACTCTCGCATTCGGCCACCAAGTCGCTGAAGAAGCATGACGTAAAAATCACAGTTTCCTTTGAGTAGTAAAGTAAATAGATGAGGATCTGGTACAAGGATCCAGTGTACATAGTGATACATGTGTTCTCGGGAGTATTGGCATACTTTATTCCCGTGATCATTCCCCTCGTGGTCTTTTACCACGGGCTCCAGTATATGATGGATGTTCGCTTCTTTGGATTCCAAGGAGAGATCCGGTCCGGCAATTCATTTGAACACACGCTCCTAAAACTCCTTGAAGTCCTTGCGGGATATTTGATGATAAAACTTGTTATGAAACCATAATCTAGAATGCTCTCACGCAAACGTGATATTCTCTACCCTGTCAATACGGAAATCACCAATTTTGATTTGGGGACTGATGTGGAGGAATACGATTACGACGGAAAACTAGTCTTTCGGGGAAATCTGGATCCCGATTATTCGGACAGCGAGTTTCAAGTCTACTGGCTTTACGACGAGAACCAGCGTGTCGGCCTTGCCGAACATCATGGGGATACACAGACCGCATACTGGTTCCGTGAGACTGTGTTTTCCACCCTTCTTCAAGAAGATTGGGAGTCCAGGGATAGAACTGTATGGTCTATGATGTCCGAGCCCGCTTATGAAGACTGTATGCGATACGGCTGGACTACCGTGGAATCACTGCAGGGACGGACATCTATGTCCATCATACGCCCCTGCGATCTCGTGGAGTATATTGTCCCTACAACCATCTGCCTCACATGCAATACGAACGATAAATTGCCTGGGTGCCTACATGAAAAAAGGACACCGAGATTCGATATCTTTTTTACATTATTTGTTGATGATGATGGTGTGCTCTACGCACCGCCAGGAGACACTCAAGCGTTCGCAACCTTGCGGCGGCGAGCGGGAGCCGGAGCGGCAGACACGGGGGCAGGAGCAGGAGCAGGAGCCGCAGCACTGGCCGTCGGCGTAGGCGCCTCCTCCGTCTCCTCAGCCTCCGCATCCTCGTCCTCCTCCTCGTCGAACGCAGCCTTGGCACCGCCAACGACAGGAACAGGGACATCCTCGGAATCGTCCACGTCCTCCTTGAACATATCACGAGCCGTCTGACGCTTGCGCTTGCTCACCTGAACATACGTCGGCTTCCACGTCAGACCGAAGCCCTGGCCGATGACGTAGATGCTGCCCTGTGCCACGATCTTGGCGGCACAGCCCTTCGGGAAGGCCTCCTGGAGCCCGCTGGGCTGTAGAGGGATATCCACGCCGTCCTCGCCGATCACCTCCATCGACACCTTGCCGTCGTAGACCGGCAGCTTGAAGCGCAGCGACGGAGGGTACTTGCCGTTCGGGACCCAGCCATCGTTCGTCTTGTCGACCGACACACTGAGGAACTTGTTGAACGAATCACGGATCGACTCCTCGCCACGCTTCTTGCCGAACCACGACGCCGAGTTCGCTACAGCCGCCTGGATCACGGCCTCCTGGAACTCCTTCAGGAAATTGTAGGCCTTGGACACATCGTCCGTGCCCGTCGCACGCTCACGACCATACGGGTCGCAACCCTGGAGCGACGCCGACATGGTGTAAGACATCGTCGCCGAGCCATCCTTGTTCTCGTTCTCCTTCACGAGACAACCGCCTGGGAACCCAAACTGCGGGAAACGGAATTGGACATTCTGATTGAGATACTTGAATGAGATAGACTTACCACCCTGCTTGTTGGGGCGGGCCTCAGAGAACTGAATATCGGATGCGGAAATCTTGTTGACGCTAACTACTGCGGGGGCTGCCATTTGTGTTGTGCTATTCTATTCCCTGATCCACCCCTGATCCGTTTTTACCTCATGGAATTGGTCTGTATGCGTATACACGGAGTTTGTCTCGTTCTACGAGAGACGTGCAAGTGATTTGCCCCGCATGGTCAATTTCGTAGCGGGGATCTCCTCCAACGTTATCGCACGTGTATTCTGGGGGCAGACGGCATGGCTCGTAGATATCATTGATCCAGTCGTCGCAATACCAGTTTCGTATTTCTTCGGGGAAGTAGTGTCCAAAAATATCAAGGTGTGTACGGTGAACAAACGACTGCGTGAGAATCCTGGTGTTCCCGTGTAGATTCCGTGGTCCCGTCATTCCAATATTCTTTCGTTCAGAAAGTGCAGATATCGATGCCCCGATCCATCCAGGAATAGTAAATAGTATATCATCTCCACACTGATAGAAATAATCAGCCCCGTCATCGTATGCCATCTTCGCCAAGATGTTCCACATCCGAGTCACGTGTCCCTTCTCCACAAATAGAGGGACAAAGACGATCGGGCACAGTTCCTGGAACCCAGTTTGAATGACAGACCTCACGTAAAAAGGATCGTCATGGTCGTGACCTAGATAGATGGTATACGTATGCTCAGAGTCTGCCGTTTTCTTCAGAGACAGTATCGTTTCGTAAAGATACGATTGGGTGATGAACCTCCATCCCCGCCCGCTAGATGTAGAAGGAATCAGTATTGCTACCTTCATTTGTATTTTCATGTCGCCAAGTTGTAAATATATACGAATGAGCTGCTTGGCATGTAAAAACAAATCATCCTTAGACCGATGTGAAAAGAAAGCCTTATCCACTCCAGCTGGAGGAAGTTTCCTTTACTGCGGGACACACATGCGCTCTAAGAAGATCAAACAGTGGATCACAAAACATCCTGGGGTGCTCCAGCGAGTTATTCGGGTGCAGGCTCTTATGCGAGGAATACTGGCTAGGGTCCCCATCCGTCTAGCAGGTGTCGGTGTTCTCAAACGGTCACTCTGCCACAACGACGACGAGATCGTTACCCTAGAAGGAAAATCCGAGGTGCATCCCCATGACTACTTTTCAATTGAAGAGGGTGGGAAAGTATACTGGTTTGACCAGCGGTCCATGATTCAGTGGTCGCAGAAAGAACTGGATATACGCAATCCGTATACCCGCACAATCCTATCGAAAGAAGACACTCGTCGTCTTCGCAAGATCTGGACCTTCCGTCAAAAGAACGGGATGCAACTGTATCATCCTGGTCAGCAATCATCTTTATCGCTCATTGAACGCCGGGATAATCGGTGGCTGCGTATTGCTCAAATTGTTCGTGAGATCGGATACGATCTTCATCATGAACACTTCATTTCGCTGGAGATCCCTCAACTCGCAGTGTTTATCAACGGGCTTACGGAAGATACCCGATGGATGTATTTCGAAAGCCATGATCCAAATCTTCATAGGTATCACACGTGGCTCAAGCATATCCGCAATGTCGTATACACGTATGGGTCTACGACGCAACTGAGTTATGATGTAGCCGGGCTTCTTCTGGCAATCATGTATGAGATTCGAGATCTAGACGATTTCGTGTTCCTAGTCTACGGTTCTTATCACCGGGCAAATGATATGGTGTTTATTGAAGGATAACATGGTGGACGTTGCGGCTGTCCATGAAGGCTTTGATGGCTTCTAGATCTTCTGGCTTAATCTCAATCAGGGTAGGTCCAGATGTCTTTGTTTCGTCTTTAGCTACAATCACCCCTGTATCAACAGTCACGATCTCCTTCTTCTCGGGTTCGGGTTCGGGCGGGGGCGACAGGTCCTCCTCCTTCTCTTCTGCGATCGGTTCGGGAGCTATTGCTCGGCGAACCGGGGGAGCGATATCAATCTTTCGGGAAGAAGCAGGAGGCTGCGGAGACGTCTCTGTCTCAATATGGGGAACCGTTGCCGACGGAGCGATACCAACAAGCTCATGTAGTTCCTTAGGAACAACCTTATCCTTGATACTCTGGGGGACCATATCGCTTAGGCTCTTCACGCTATCTGGGATCTGTATGTCTTTGAGCATGCTCTTGGGATCGTTGACCATTGCGGTCACTGATCCGAGTGGGTCACGCTTGAAATTATCGATTGTTTTTTGAGGAATCATGCGACGAAGCCGTTGTAGCGAGCCAGCAGGGAGATACCGGCCGGCTGCTAGAGCGACTGCTACAATGATGAGGGCTAACGTTGCTCCGATGAGGGCATTGGTGGTTGTCATGTTGGTAGCCTGGCCATCTACCACGATGATAGAGAGGGTGGCGTTCTGCGTAGGGCTGTATGTAGGAGTTACAGTAGGGAACGCAGTTGTATAAAACTGCGGGGTAGAGGTGGCTGACATTGCTGTGCTTATATTATTCACCTGCTGGAAACTTTGAGGGATACTGGATGAACTCACGCTGACGCTGACGCTAATACTTGATGATCCGGACACCGTAACGCTAACGCTTGATGACAGAGAGGACGTCCCTGACAAACTCTGGGATACCGAGGTTGATGGTGTCACGCTAGAACTAGGACTTGGGCTTTCGGATACAGAAGGCGTCACGCTAGAACTAGGACTCGTGCTCTCTGATACAGAAGGCGTCACGCTAGAACTAGAGCTCGAGGAGGTAGTCGTACTTATACTCATGCTCTCTGAGACTGCAGTTGTCTGTGAACCGCTCGTGCTTGAACTTGAAGAGCTGGTAGCAGATACACTTGTACTCTCGGATACAGCGGCTGACGGCGAACCACTGGAGCTCGAAGAGGTGATAGAAGTTATACTCGTACTCTCGGATACAGCGGTTGACGGTGAACCACTGGAGCTCGAAGAGGTGATAGAAGATATACTCGTACTCTCGGATACAGCGGTTGACGGTGAACCACTGGAGCTCGAAGAGGTGGTAGAAGATATACTAGAGCTGTAAGACCAAGATAGAGACTCCGATGGTGAGCTAGATATTACAAAACCAGGAGATACAGATACAGATTGGGACTCAGTGTGAGACGAAGATGCAGTTACCGAAGTAACCGAAGGAGCTCGAGAAGCACTCATACTCCTGGAAGTGGTTCGTGAATCAGTTGCTTCGGTTGACGGACTGCGTGACGTACTCCGGCTGCCACTTTCAGACCTAGAACTCGTTCGGCTCGTTGATTCGCTGGCGGATACGCTCCGACTTCCACTTACGGATCTAGTAATTGTTCGGTCTATTGATTCGCTGGCCGATACACTCCTGAATACAGAGGTAGACGCAGTCTCCGAAGCCGTCAAACTTGGCGACACCGGAGATTTTGTGAGAGATGGGGTTGGTGTGGGAGATGGAATGATAACGGTATACGACATGAAAAACACGGATCCTGCTCCAAGATTGATCATGTTGGCACCGATCTGTGATCCGCCAGAATTCCAAAAGGTTGCTTCCCATATACCCGTTTGTTCTGTGGTTCCCACTGCCGTCCCTGAGAAGTCCATGTAGTACCATTTGTTGGCATTGCCACACGAGGGTCGACCGCACGGGGAATTGTACCACGAGTATCCCGCCGCCGCTACTTGAACGGCTAGATCGCATCCTGACCCACAGCACTGGACAGCGGACGACGTTGAGAGACGAGGAGTGGCAGTACTCCCATGGAGTTGAATAAAAGGTGGAAGTGAGTTGGTTCCGTAAATTGCGAATGCGATCTGCTTGACTTTCAGACCTGTAGCACCGGGTGGAAGGGACTGGCTAAGACCCACATTCAGCGCACCCGAGTCTGAGCCACATCCGAGACCGGATGCCGAGAACCCATTCCAATCGTACCCGGGTGTCTGTCCGGTCACAAACGAGACCGATGCTAACAGCAACCAGCGCAGCATTACGGTTTGTTTTAAAACAATATTTTAACGAACTCACACTTAAAAACTTTTCAACCTTTTTGCACAAAACGAAACTTTCAAAAATCCAAGGAGGGTCGTCTGGCCAAGAAGTTGTGCAAGAAGGTTTGAAAGTCCAAATTCAAAAGTCTGTTTTTCTACCCCCCCCCCCCTAGATAGACTTTTAAGGTTTCAAGGGTTTCTGCAACTTTTCGGCCAGGAAAAAAAAGCGCATTAAATACCCCTTTTCGCAACAAATGACCAGTTATGTCTAGAACGATTTCGTTCTACGCATAGCAGTTTAGGTAAGGCAGTGAACACACAAATTTTCACTAATTTTTCAACCCTCAAAATTGGAAAGGGTCAGGGCGACCACCCCCACACTCTTGTGCGAGAAAGATTTTCTCATATTTTCATCTCCATACCTATTTACGCCGTCCGGCAGGAGTATATACATAACCGCGTTAGAAATGTCCGCAAAGCCGTCTTCCTCTATTGTAAACATGAGCGACGCCCCGAAGACCGTGAAGAAGGTTGCTGCTCCCAAGGCTGCGAAGGCCGCTGCGCCTGCGCCCGCCCCTGCCGCCGCTGCGGCTGCTGCTCCGGCCCCGGCCCCGGCCGCTGAGCCCAAGGTCAAGGCTGCCCGCAAGGCGCCGGCCGCCAAGACGGAGGTCGTTGTCCCGACGGTCGCTGCCCCCGAGGTAGTGGTTCCGACGACGACGGAGGCCGCTGCCCCCGCCTCGATCGCCGGCATCGTGGATCGCCTGCGTGAGGTCCGCACCCGTGTCTCCAACGAGCTGAAGGAGATCATCGCCGACACGCTCCTGGCTGCCAAGGCCTCGGCCAAGCAGGTCAAGGAGGCCGGCAAGAAGCGCCGTGTGAAGAAGGACGTCGCCGACATGACGCCCGAGGAGAAGACGGCGTGGGAGCTGCGCCGCTCCAAGAACGCCTTCCTGAAGCCCCGTGGTCTCTCGACGGAGCTTTGCAGCTTCATGAAGCTCCCGGCGGGCTCCCAGCGCTCGCAGACGGAGGTCACGAAGTTCGTGTCCACCTACGTCAAGGAGAACTCATGCTTTGACCCCTCCAACAAGCGCCGCATCATCCCCGACGGCGTTCTGTCCCGCCTGCTGAAGGTCAAGGACACGGACACGGTCACCTACCTGAACCTCCAGTCGTTCCTGAAGGTCCACTTCCTCAAGGCGTAAATCCACTGAGTGAGGTAAACTAAAACATAAACAGCGCCCACAAGCGTCTATTTTTTTGGGTTAAATAGCTCATAAAAATAGATTTCAGTGATATAATGGACACGGTGTTATCAGCCCCTGCGTTTGTGATTCATCTTCCGAGATCCACAGAACGATTAGATTTTTTTACAAAAAATATAGCGAATGCGGGATTCACAGATATGCGAATTTTTGAAGGAGTCGATGGTCGAGATGTCAATGCACGCTCGGATGCAATGCTGCTGTTCAATGCTCCTCCTATAGATCTGGAGATGTCATATGGACAAATAGGATGTCTCTTTTCTCATCTGAAGGTCCTAAAAACAATTGTGGATAATAATATTCCAATTGCAACGGTGTTTGAAGACGATGCTCATTTTCATCCAGAATGGAATACCCTGTCTGAAATTTACTGGAAACTCACACCTTCCGATTTTGATATTCTCTTTATCGGAAACGGTATTGATAGCTGCAGAACGATTTCAGATCCATCCACCATTCAGGAAATCACAACAGAAGGAGCTTGGTGTACCCATGCATATGTGATCACTCGTAAAGGCGCAGAAAAAGTAATGAATGCCATTCTGAATTGGGACTACACAGCCTTCAATCATGGATCCCGAGGAAATACTCTGACTGGTCTCTATGCAATAGATATTATGTTGATCAACTTGGAACACAGGGCATTGTTAGGTCAAATAGAAAAGCCATTTATTTGGTATTCCTGGAATGGGACAAAGTATCAGTGTGCTTCCAATAAGCTTCCTACCTCCGGAAATGATATCCGAAATACAGGGCTTGTATTCCAGAATGCTGACAATTTCAGTAGCTTAGTAGCTGAACATAACCATCAACCCAATGATAACTTCTACGACGAATATGGAAATATTCTTGATCTAACAAACTATGAGATAACGGAGCAGTGGATTGCGGATACCTTTATAAGTCCAGATGCAACAGTTCTTGAACTCGGCGGACGTCTAGGCGTGGTATCTGTCCATATCAACAAGCGGCTGACAGACACTCGTCGTCACTATATTGTTGAACCCGACGAACAGGCATTCAAGCAGATGTTTCGCAATATTGTATCCCGTAATTTAAATCCACGTGTATTTAACGGAACTATCACAAACAATCCTCAGTTTTTTGAAAGCCAAGGACTTGCGAGTAGGACTCGGGATGCTCGTTGTTCGTGTAAGTCGTTTATTGTTCCGAACAAAACACTTCAACAAGTAATACAAGAAACTGGTCTTCGGTTCGATACACTTGTTGCTGACTGTGAAGGATGCCTTGAAGGGTTCATCGATGAGAATATCGATTACCTAGATAATTTTAAGATGATCACGTTTGAAGAAGATTGCCATACTGAATGTGATTATGATAAAATTAAACGTATACTCGGTGAGCATCACTTTGTATGCGTGAGGCCCGGTGGTCATTCTGTATGGACACGACAGGTTCACGCTCCAGCTCCAGCTCTAGCACCTCCACGGCGTAGTCCATTCGTCTGGAATCGTCGTTAGATTTAGATATATAGATATAATGGACGCCCTTCGGACTTACCTGCAGTCACCAGAATATCTTGACGTAGATGGATGGTGCACCCCCGAAAAGGCCCTCAAGCTGGTAGACCTTGTGGAGACGCACAATCCAAAGATGTGTGTTGAACTGGGTGTGCATGGAGGAAGGAGTCTTCTTCCGATTTCTGCCGCCGCTGGGAAGGATGCGACGGTCATTGGTGTGGATGCATGGGCTGCTTCTGCATCCACAGAGGGAACAAACGATAAGGCCAACGATGATTGGTGGAAGACAATTGATTACGACTACTTTTTCAAGTATACTCGCAACCTTCTAGATAAGCATGGATGTTTCCATGTTCAGCTTTGGCGTGATAAGTCTGCGAACGTGTTTCACAAGTTCGAAGACGCATCAATTGATCTACTTCATCAGGACTCAAACCATTCTGAGGAGGTGTCATGTCAGGAAGTAGGTCTCTACTGGAACAAGGTTCGTCCAGGAGGTATATGGGTCTTTGACGATACAAACTGGCCGACTACACAGAAGGCACAGGGTCTCCTTGAGTCAAAGGGTTATTCGTCTATCTACGATTCTGGATCGTGGAAAGTATATCAGCGGGCACATATGTCTCAATCAGCGTCTTCTTAACATGTAGTAGTCCAATCTTATAATCATTCACTCCCATAGAAATCATCCATCCAGAGTCTGTAGCTATAGCTCCGCATGGATAGACCACATTGCTCTTGATATCTAGTTTAGTCTCAAACGAAGGCTGGGGGACTCCATTTAGAATAGGAACATCAAGAACGTATATAACCTCTCTGAATCCCCGGGTAATATACGCACCAATTGAGTACATTCCCTGCTTTCCGGTATGGAAGAACCATATCATATGCGTGTCATCATACCGAACCGGGGGACATCCGCCTCGGATTGTACCAAATGGACACTCTACTATCAAATCGGTCTTTTCGATATTAGAGAGTAATAGGGAGGTTCCACTGTCTGTATACCGAAGTATCTGACGAGGAGTGTCTGAGTAAAGAAAACAGAGCGATCCTTGTTCGGAAAACGGTATCCAGTTCTTTTCTCGTCCGTCTCCTCCCTTATTTACAAGTGATGGGGGCGGAAAAAGGTAGTGAGAGTATACGTGTTCACATGTATCCAAATCAAGCTTTGATACACCAATACGGAATCCGTCAGTGTATGTCAGGAACCATGCACCGTCATGTTCGACGACACGAGGATCTTCGCAGTGCTCGCCATCAACAAGCATTGCATGCTTCGAAAAGAACACATCAACATCGGTCTGGCTGATCTGAAATACGTCTTTCATATCACGCATCACCATCTTGCAGTCTGAATACGTATACACGAGCTTATTGGATCCTTCGACGATCTTGAAGTCGGCAGTCAGTAGACACGTAGAAATTCTGTCGTAGACCATTTTTGGTGGGTTTCCGCTGCGGTAGAATATCCTGTATCCATCCTTGTATGGAGCAATCGTGCAGTTGTAATGGTAGGTCATTGTGTTTATCAGCTTATCGGATGGGAGACATGTAATATCGTTGTAATCACAGATAGGAGTAAAAATTTTTACTTTAGGTGGAGCTGGAATATTGAATGATGGTAGTCCCCTGTTGATTATATGTCTAAGCGTCGTCATTGTATAGTGAACTTCTTTTTTTGGTTAAAACTGGAACGACCGTGCCACGAAGCCAATCTGTTTCGTGAAAAGGCGCTTCCTTTGATTTTTCCTAGACTCGTATAGATCTTTGTCTTGGTCGTAAATTGCCTGGGTACCATTTCTCCGATACGTGTCGTCGTCAAGAGAAAAATCATATATAACGTGTAGATGGCGTATAAGAATAACGTCAAAGTATATTTGCCGTTTCAGAGACCTGGCGGTGTCCATAAACTCATTATCGCAGAAGAACGATTTGTATCCTGGGTAGTAGATGTATCCGAATCGGTCGTAGTATTTCTTTCCTAGGACACAGAGAGTATTCAGTTCAGAACCTTTAATTCCATCATTGAACCAGAGAACACCGTCTGTATCGGGGAAATGTAAGGCCATAGTGTTTCGTATGGTATCATCATAGGCCTTGATTTCTGGAACCATATCATCCGATGCAAGGAGTAAAATATCAAACGGCGGAGCCTTGTCCATATCTCGATTGATAGCGTGGATCTTACCATTGGACGTTCCTATACATATCCGAATATCTGTATGCATAGATTTCACTGTTTCGATAAATGCCGGGGTCGCAGAGACATCGTCGTTGTCCATTGTAACGATGAACGTCATGAGAGTCTTGTTTGACGCAAGGTCAATATACGCTTTCAGTGCTTTCATAAACTTTTCAGGACGTCCTCGTGTAGGAAACTTGACCAGAATCCTCATGTTATTGTTTACGCATATATTATTAGACTAGTGAATGGGCATCTGACCATTCCTTAACAATCTTGATAGGCATAGGCATACTAGAATATAACGCATCGAGTGGTGAAGACTTCACAATCGGTATAACCCCGAGGTTCATACATTCGTAGACTCGATGTGTATCAATCCCAGTCCCTGCTGGACAGAGAGCATACTTACATCGCTTCAGTGTTCGGTAGAAGTCTAGACGGCGCCGCTGAGTCTCTTCATCACTGAAGTTGAGGGACTTCCGGTAATCATAGAACATATACTCGTGCTGCACAAGATAGCGAGGGTTGTTTTTGAACTGGTCATACACTGCTTGGCGTTCGACCGGATTCGTAGCCACCAGAAAATTAACAAGACACAGAATATCTCTGGGAACAGGGGGTTCGTCCATGACTGAGCGCAGAACGTGATGGCTGGCATATTGATGATCACGAAGACCTAGTGGTAGTTGTTTCGCAAGCTTAGTAATACAGTTTACGGCAGATACGTCTGTCACGTATGGTTTGACACTGTGATACAGTTCATCCGTGAACGACTCGTCGCTGTTGTGGACGACAAGAGATACAGGTTTAGAAGGCCGCAAGGATAAAAAATAAGGTATGTCTGATACTTTTATAAAAACTGAGTCTCCAGATGTCAAGTCGAGGAAGGATGACCATTTGCGTATAGGGTAGCGATTATCAAGGTTCCACTTACACTGTTGTTGATAGTATGCGCCGGATACCATCATCTTGTTGTAACTAGAAATGCGATACCTAAATGTGTTTACACGTGTAAACCCAGTATAGTCAATACACATGCAGTATTTTGATACACGTCAGCAGATGGTGGAAGCCCTTGTTCCGAAGGGAGGAGTCATTGCGGAAGTTGGAACATTCGAGGGAGAGTTTCTGGAACAGTGTTACGAACTCTGCGCCCCCACACGTCTAGTAAGTATTGATCTATTTGAAGGTATCACGTGTTCCGGAAATCAGGACGGGAACTTCGTGAAATATAATGTGAACATGGGAGATGTTCATACTAGACTTCTTGCGAAATATAAGAATGATCCGAAGGTAGAATTCTACAAGGGCAATTCTGGCGGAATTCTGCGGACGTTCCCAGATAACACATTTGATATGATTTATATTGACGGAGATCATGCATACGAAGGATGTTTGAGAGATTTGCTTCTTTCACACCAGAAGATTAAGTCTGGCGGATGGATCATGGGACACGATTATGAGATGAATATGGAGAAGGCGCAGACCCGTTACGAGTTTGGTGTTAAACAGGCGGTAGACGAATACTGTAGGGACTATACGCAATTAATCTATGCCAAGGCGATGGATGGCTGCGTTGGCTACGCAATTCAGGTGAAGAAGTAAATAACTCAATATGAACCACGTTTGCGGTGTATATTGAGCCCCGTTGCCGGGACTACTTAATTTTTAGTTAAACACACACAACAAAACACCAGAACCATACGGTTTGGCGTTTAGTTGGAGTACGCCAGGCCGCCCATGCCGGACATGACGCGGAGCACGTTGTAGTTGACGGCGTAGATGCGGACCTTGGCCGTGCGCGCCGACTGGACTGTGTTGACGGACAGCGTCAGGTTGAGCGTCGCCTTGTCAATGCGCGAGAAGTTGCACGTGCCGCTGGGCTGGTGCTCCTCGGGCTTCAGGGCAAACGAGTAGACGTTGACACCCACCGACGGCGTGCGCGAGTGGTGCTGCCACGGCTGCACCTTGTCGAAGTAGCGGCCCTCGCGCTCGTCGAAGCGGTCCTGTCCGTTGAGCTGCACCTTGGCAACCTCCACAGGGTTCTTGCCCTCGCACTTGACGTTCGAGGCGAGGATGACCTTGGCGAGCAGGTAGTTGGTCGTGCCCTCGAAGAACTGGTCGGACTGGCCGGACGAGCCATCGTAGATGGCCGAGCCCGTAGACAGACCGGCACCCGAGGCGAGGCCCAGACCGGGTAGGTAAGGGAGCGCCGGGGCCTGTCCAGTGGGCTGGCCGGCACCAGCACCCGCCGACAGCGAGTAGGTCGGGATGCCCGACGCCGGGGTGCCCACACCGTTGGTGGCGAGGGCGCCGCGGCCCAGGACAGCCGTCACGATGCCCTCCGTCGACCAGTCATCGGAGTAGTTGAAGGGCTGCTGTCCGTACGCCTCCTGGATCCACGGCGTCGGGGGGGCGTTGCAGTCAACGAACGAGTCACGCTGGACTACCCAGATCAGCTCCTTAACCGGGTGGTTAAAGTTCATCTGGATCTTGTTCGAGGAGGCCGTGACCGTCTCGTCGCCCGTGAACTGGAGCTGGTCAATCAGGTACTCGTGCGACTGCTGGGCGAAGCGGCGGCGCTCCTCCGTGTCGAGGTAGACGTAGTCAATGTACAGCGAGGCGGCAACCAGCTGGAGCTGGGAGACGGCCGTGACACCGTTGCCCAGGTTGATCGTGCCAGTGGACACCGGCTGGACCGTCGAAGGCGTCAGCGACGCAATCTCGGCGTAGCAGCAGTTGTAGTTCTGCTCGAACTCGACGTTGATGCGCACCTCGTGGTACTGGAGGGCGATCAGCGGGATGGCCAGGCCGGGGTTGCGGCAGTACCAGAACTGGAGGGGGATGTACAGCGTCTTGAGCGGGCAGCCGGCACGGGACAAGCACGAGTTGGTGGCCTCCGAGGCGGCGCACGTGGCATCCAGGGCGACACCGGCAGAGTCCTTCAGCAGAACGAGGTCGGCGGAGTTGCCAACCATGTCGTCGAACGACACCTGGGTGCCGACGGGCTGGGTCAGCTGCGTCCAGATCTGCATCCAGTCGCCGTACTGGCGGTCAATGCGCGAGCCGCCGATCTCGATCTCGACCTGCTTGATCAGGCGGTGACCAACGTAGTTGAGCCAGCGGAAGCGGGTGTTGTTGACCGCCAGCACAATCTGGGGGAGCGTCACCTGGATGTACGTGCGGTACATCAGGTCGGCATTGCGGCTAATGACAGCCGTGACACGGCGTCCGAAGTCGGCCTGGCCGTTGAACGTCACCTCAATCGCCTCCATGGCGAAGTTGGTGTGGCGCTTGTAGAGAACCTTCCAGAACGTAATCTGGGGGTTGCCGGAGATGTAGATGTCCTGCGCACCATACGAGACGAGCTGCATAAGTCCGCCTCCCATTGTTTGTTATGCTCCTAACGGACATTATTTTTTTCTCGGCACATCGCCACGGCGGGTTTCCCCTACCAGACTGCGTTCGCCTCTCCAATATTTTTTTCTTCGCTAGACTGAAATGGACATATTCTTCGTTCCAACGTCGAACGTTCTGATTAATACATTCCTGCGTTCGATTGTCGTCATTGCGGTCATGATTCTGGGATTCGAGAGGTCATGGTATGAAGCGTATTGGGGAGCCGTTATCCACGATGCCATCTCACTACTTCTCGTGAAGCCCTACGTGTAATTCTCCATGTCCAGTATAATGAGCGGAGCCACCGTCGAGTATTCACTGAATTTACAGACGGCTCTAAACGGCGACAAGATTTCAGCCATGTGTCTAGCCCCATCGTCGTTTGGGTTTGGGTATTACTTGAACAACTTCTATTTCGGAACGTCGAATGGCCGTGTCTACAAATATGACGAGTCGGTTTTCACCCAGATTACTATCACAGGATATACTGGAACCTTGAGTGGAACAATTACGTCCTTAACAACTGATCCAGCGGGGAAGTATCTTTTTCTGAGTGCACCGTCTGACGGACAGTTTCTTCGGATCCCGTTGGCATCATCAGGAAATATAAAGAATATCCCAGCGTTCGGTTCAAATACCGGTGGAGTAGCTATTAATTCACAGAACACTGTATATTTCATTAGTGCAAACGGCAATGCGATCTCTACTGTAGACAATTACGGCCAGGGACAGGTGAATCTAGTTTTTCAGCAACCAGCCGGTTCAAATTCAATTTTTACTGGACTTGTTCTGAGTGAAGATGAAACACGCATTTATACAGCAGACAGTTACACTGGAAATATTTACTACTTTGATTTCACATCCGGACAAAATACGCTTCAGTCTGCCACCGCTGCAGCTCCAGAAAGCGAAATAACCAGCCTCGCAGTATTGACACCAACCGATATTCTGTATACCCAGACCAAGTCGGCTTTTCCAGGAGTATATCTCTACAATATAGTTAAAAATACAAGTATCCTTATTGCAGGTGGAGGTAGTAACACGGTATCAAGTTTTGCCCAGGACTACCAGTTCATCAATCCGAACCAAATTGCAGTGGATCCACAGGGAGCCCTATATATTACAAGCCTAAATTCGTTTGGCGCTCAGCTCTTCACGAAGGTAGTATTCAATATATTTGTCCGGTCCCCAATCGCAGCTCCCGTTCCATCGCCATTTTTCCCGAATTGTGGTCTACCAGCTCCAGGATACTGTAAGAAATCGGTAGTGCCGTTCAATCCTACCGAGTATTGGTCATTCGCTTACCCACAAAAAGTTGCGGTAAAACGCCCATCTCCTGGAGATGGACCTGGACAAGTTCGGTATTCGTGTATCAATACTGTTACCATCCTGTGTCCGACAATACCAATTGGGCGGGTAAATCCGAACCCGCCGCCGCCACCACCTACACCAGTCCCCCCAATCTACCCCGTGGAAACACCAACCTCACAATCTACAAAATTGTTTGTGAGCACGGGGGTGTTGTCATCCCTGCGTCTCTCTGCCAGTTCAACAAGTATTAAAGACCTTTCCTTTCAAACATCTTCCTTTCCAATGTCGTTTGGGCCGCAGGGATACCTCTATTTCATGACACGGTCTGGAATGCTCAATGTTCTTAACACCTCTGGAGGCACAAGATTCCCAACACTTCTCTACGAAGTTCCCCAGAGAACTACAGTGTCTACTCCCGTTGTTGCTTCCTTTACAGGTCTGGTAGCTTTTATCACTGATTCCAGACTCTTGAAGGTTATAGACCAGAATGGAAATGTCCGATACAGCAGCAATTTTACCCAGCAGATTGCGGGGGCTCCATTATTTCTGGATACTCAATCCCAGCTTATTGCTGCCTTCGGCAACACCATACTTGCTCTTGACACTACATCGTGGAATACAGTATGGAGCAATACTCTACCAGGGGATCAGTTCAAGAGTTCGTTGGTCACTGACGGCGTATCTATATTTGCCGGAACTCTCGGAGGAAACGTGGTATCCTACAGTGCAGCAACTGGATCGAATTATTGGACATATCCAACTGGAACCCTGCCGATATGTAATGCTCCTTTCCTATCAGGCAATCTACTGGCAACATTTGCATCCAACACCATATACATAATCAACAAGACCCCTACCCGATTCGGAGGAGGAGCAGATACGGTTGTGACCTTGTCTGGAATAGGAATGCTCCAGTCATCTCCCTTGCTATTCACTGATTTCCAAGGCACGACTTGGTTGTATTTTACAACAACAAGCGGAATCCTGTATGCTGCTGGCGGATTCCTCGGTGTTCCTGGGGCATTTATTGATTCGTCGGGAGGAAACGTAGGTAGTTTCTGGAGATCCTTTGAGAGTAATGTTCTAAGCAACATAACACCAGTCATTGACGGTGGGGGGTCTTTGTATGTATGTGCCCCCACTGCGGTGTATCGCTATCCTACCCCTCCGTCCTCGTCTACGCCAGTTGCGTTCAATACGGCTGGACCCAATCTGTTTCAGTATATTACTCCAGGAACTATAAGGACTTCGCCAGTCATTAGCAGTCAGAACAAGCTTTCATTTGTAGCCTTTGATGGTGCCAGCGGTTCAAATTATATATACACCATCTCTTCTTGATTAATTTTGTTCTCGGGTATGAATAATGTCTTCTTCTGGTCAGTCGGCGGTGGCCGCTCTCATCGATATGGCCAAATCCAAGGGTATTGAACTTCCATCAGGGAATCGTCCAGAGTGGTTGGTGACCCTGCTACACAAGTACGGTTCTGCGGCAAAGGCAGGGGTTCCAGCGTCTGCGGATGAAGTTCTAACGACAATTGCAGAAGTCTACAAGGGGGGATGCGACCCTGAGCTGGCGGATGTCATGTCCGAAGCTGTGGTGGGCCTCGGTGTTCCAGAGACAGGGGCAACGGGCGGACGGCGGCGGCGTGGCCGGAAGGTCGGTGGCGGGTTCCGTGAACTAGGAGGTGCGATTGCGAAGTTCTTTACTACGCAGTGCCGTCGTGGAGCCACCACGGTCGACAAGATCACCACCGATATGGCGTCGGCTATTGATTCCAAGAGTGCGGAGGCCGAGGCCACACCGGTAGATATTGTAGGGGCTCTCAAGTGGGCGTCGGCGGCAGGGGCGGTGGTCGTAGGAGTCAACGAGGGTCTGCGAACAGCTGTAGTCAACGGACTGATCAATGTATCTGCTGCCATGCCTACCTTTGGAACGATGTTCACCAACACCCTGACTGCCCTAGAGTTCTCTGCTCAGGTTGCGGCTGGAAGCGGAGTGATTGCGGGACAGACGGGTGTGGCTCTGTTCTGCGTCTATATCGTCTACATCCTGCGTGAGAAGCTCATTCAGGGTGGAAAAAACCTCCTGTCGCTCGATGGCAAGACGATCTGGGAGGCGATCAAGCCTCTGGTCACCGACTCTAAGTTCAAGGAGTTCATGGCAGATCGGGAAAAGGAACGTGAGGCCATTGCTCTCCTGGATGCCGAGCTGGATTCCATGAAGCGTGAACTGAAGCCTGAAGTCCGTGCAGCCTTCTCTATCCCCCCGACTCGCCGCCGCCGTGCGTCTCTGGCAGCTCTGCGTTCTGCCCCTCCGCTGTCCACATCCGATGCAACCCTTGGTGATGCCGTCAATGGTCTTGTGGCCCTCGTGACCGGACCGCCAAAACCTGGCGGTCGCCGTCGTCGTCAGACCAAAAAGGCGGCGGGACGTCGTCGTCGCCATAATCGTCGTCAGACTAAGCGGGCGAAATCATTCTAGGTGAGATGTGCATCGCCTCCAACTCCTGTAGCCACAACTTGACCGCATAAGGAATGGTCTTGTCTTCCAGACCAGCCTTAGCACCACACGACCTACACTCATAGAGATGATCCTTCTCATTGATTGTAGCGAGAGACCCACAGCCCGTGCACACCCCAGCACTGAACGGATCACTGACATCCATCAGTCGCTCCTTGGTGAATACGGCCGCACCATGCGAGATGAAACAGTCACGCTCCATTTCGCCTACACGCAGTCCACCATCCCGTGCCCGACCCTCGCACGGCTGGCGGGTGAGCGAGACAATCGGACCACGGCCACGAGAATGGCACTTGTCAATGACCATGTGCTTGAGACGCTGGTAATGCGTGGTTCCCAGGAAGATTTCTACCTCCATCATCTCACCAGTCTGACCATTGTACATAATCTCGTTACCGTAAGGGTGGAGACCGAGGTTGCTCATGTGAACCTTGAGATCTTCCATTCCAAGATGGGAGTAGGGCGTGCCGTCACCCAGATTGCCCGTGCGGACGCCGATACGGCTATACATTGTCTCCAGCAACTGGGCGATTGTCATACGAGAGGGAATAGCGTGAGGGTTCATGATGATATCGGGACGCAGACCCGAAGCCGTGAAGGGCATATCACACTCGTCCAGAATCATTCCGCACGTGCCCTTCTGCCCAGCACGGGAAGCGAACTTATCACCGATCTGGGGAGTGCGCTCGGCAACAACTCTGACCTTCACGAACGGATACCCGTCCGAGTTCTTATCCTGCCACACCCCGTCAATACGGGCAGGCTCCGAGTTCTTGTGAGTGGTCGAGAGATCACGGTAGAGGTATCCGTGCGGGTCGCTCCGCATATTCACCACTTTACCGATCACAACATCGTTCTCCTGGACCACAGCATTCTTGATGGGGATACCGTTCTCCTGAATGGCATGGTAGGACGTGTTCTTGTATCCCTTGGTATTCTCGTGCCGAGCCTTGGAGAACCGCTCCTCCCGTCCGCTCGCCACGTTGCGATGCTCCTCGTCCTTGTACACCGTGTAGTAGTATCCCCGCATGAACCCACGCTTCAGGGAGGCTCGATTGAGAATCACGGAATCCTCCTGGTTGTATCCAGAATAGCAGGCGATAGCCACGATGGCATTGCACCCGCTCGGCATCTTGTGCATGTTCAGAATACTCATAATCTGCGTCTCCACGATCGGACGCTGGGGAGAGGCGAGAAGGTAAGCGTTCTTGTCGAGGCGCTTGTGGTAGTTCGAGGCATACAGAGTCATCGCCTGCTTTGCCATCGCCGATTGGTAAGCGTTACGAGGGGACTGGTTATGGTTGGACAGCGGAATGATCGCAGCCATATGACCAAGAATCATGTGCGGATGAATCTCGCAGTGGGTATGTCCATCAATCTCGGAAGGGAACATTGCGATACGGATGACCTCGGATTCATTGGCGTCCACGTATTCTACACACGACCGCACCCAGTCGTCCCATACATCCGATGCGGGCGGAGGAATCAGTTTACCGTCCACGACTCGGAAGATCGGACGAACAAGACGACCAGCGTCGGTCTCAATCAAGATACGATTCGCCATGATGTTCCAAGCGACGGAGATATGGGGATGAATCGCCCCCGTATGCTTCGCATTCTTGAGTTGGGCGTGGACGGCTACAGGCGTATTCGTGTAGGCCACAATCACGCCGTTGACCAAGATTGCGACTTGACCAGTTGACCATACATTCTCTACCCAATCCACGGCTGGAATCTCCTTGAGAAGATTCAGGACCACGAAGGAGGGGACGTGGGTGGACACGGTGGACATCAGACTCATCGTCTTCACGATACCGACGGAATGACCCTCTGGCGTCTCCACGGGGCAGACAAACCCCCACGATGACCCGTTGAGCTTGCGAGGAGCCAGGAGTTTGCCTGACTTCTCCACCGGCGTCTGGATACGGCGAATATGTGAGAGAGTAGCGTTATACGACAGGCGGTTCAGAACCTGGGACACACCCGACTTGGTAGCGTTCGAGAGAGAGGTAGACCCCGATGTTCCAAGACCCTGGACAGTGAAGTTGCCCGTAGCCAGCGCCTGCTTCAGCTTGCCCTCGATCGAGGACACCTTGAGGATCTTGTAGAGATTGGAGAGCACCAGGACATCCAGTGGCTTGCCAGACCGCTTCCAGTTATCGTTATTGATCTCGTGGACGAACTTGGAGCGGATATCCTTGCACACCTTCTGGAACAGCTGGCGGAACAGGTGGGTCAGCAGAGCACCCGTCGTCACCACCCGCTTGTTTGGGTAAGCGTCACGGTCATCCTGGGGAATCTTGCCGCTCGCAGTATCCAGCAGCTTCTTCACCATACTCGCAATGATCTTGACCTTACGTGCGACCAGGACCTCGGACTCTAGCTTTTCGCCAGCCAGCGTCACATGCGGCAGGAACTCGGTCAAGAGAAGGGCACGGACGTGAGGAGTCTTGTCCTCGACAGCTGGCGGGTATTGTAGATGGTGAGAGAGGTAATCGATCGCCTCTTGCTGTGTGAATACACTGATATCCGCACACTCCTTGAAGGATGCTGCCAGGTAATCCGTGTCGTCCACGTTCAGGAGACGGTGGACGTCCCGGTCCTTGGTAATACCGAGGCAGCGGAAGAAGACCATGATAGGAATGTCTTCACGGAAGCGAGGAATACAGATGGAGAGGGGGTAGCCCAGACCGTTGAACTTCGCAGACACCCGGATCTCCAGCTTCTTGGGTGGCAGTGTAAAGCTCTCGTGCAGAGACTTCATTTCTACCGAATGTGAGTGCTTCGTGGTCGCCTTCTTGTTGAGAAAGACCATGACACGGTTATCCGCCACCTTCTCCTGTGACAGAATCACACGCTCGCCACCGTGCACAATGAAGTAACCCAGAGGATCCTGGGGGCACTCCCCCAACTCCTCCATCGTCATAGGGTAGTCCTTGAGAACACAGAGCGACGACCCCAGCATCACCGGGATCTTGCCGAGGGAAATACCCTCGAACAGCTTGGTCTCCTCCTTGAATTCTGTGAGATCCGCACCCGAATACGAGCGGACTTTCAGACGAATATCCACAAACATCTGGGCAGCATACGTGAAATTGCGGATACGAGCCTCACACGGCAGCATTTGCTTGAGACGCCCCGTAGCCTCCTGGATACGGGGCTTGAGATACGAGACATTATCAAACGATAACCGGAACTCATACTTGTACTTCTTCGTCGCCTCGTCCTGGTCGTGCCACACCACGATGGGAGGGGTGGAACGAAGAATCAGCGGTAGTTTGTTGCGAAGGAAGTCCTCATACGGCTCAATCTGCGACTCAGAGAATCTGGAAATGCCTTGCTTGAAATATGCTCGGATAGCGTCCATCCTGTTCTTGTATAGACAGTCTCGCCGTAAGACATTTTATCCGTTTTCTATAAGAAGAAGAAGAATGGCTCCGGACCCCAACAAATACAAGGTCACGAAGATTGGTGGTGGCGATATCATAAACGAGGCGACCGATCCCGCATTTAACGGCGAAGATAAGTTAGCCAAGGTATATCAGATCCAGCACCCCCTTAATCCCCGTGGAATGCCGAGCGGACCGGGGGCGCCCGTTGGCGGACGTCGTAAGCGGAGCACGAAGACATACCCCCGTGGAATTCTTCGTAAAACTGCCAAGATCCGCCCCACTGGCAATCCGTCCAAGGCCCCGCCGACCCGCAAGCGCTCGGTAAAACTCATGATGGAAGGTGGGATTGAGAAGGCGAGGAAGACGGCTCGGTCTAAGGCGGCAAGGACCGATATTGGGGTAATTCGCAAGCGGCTAATCGAGAAAAAGATTATTTCGGCAGAGAAGAAGAATATCCCGCCGGCAGTTCTTCGCACACTGTATGCTGACTCGGTCGGTGCTGGACTTCTTTCTTGATCGTCCAGTATAATAGAGTAAAATGACGAAAGGATGGGGCCCTCTTGGATGGGCGACTCTTCATTCCATCTCTGCGTTATACCCCGATAACCCGACAGATCTTGAACAGGAAATGTTCTCACGATGGCTCCTATCATTCACTGCAACGATCCTGTGCCCGAGCTGTATGCAGCATTTTACGGATACAATTGCGGCGTATACGATGATAAATCCGAGTTGGAAATCAAGCCGCCGAGGAGTCCTGGAATTTGTCATGCGAGCTCATAATTCCGTGAATGCTCGTAAGCATGGACGGGTGTATTCGTTTACCGACAGCATGGCTGAACTTGCGGTATTTCTACCCGAAGATGTGGCGGCTGCCCGGCGCCGGGAATACTTGGCGTATATCCGCAATGACTGGATGAGGAATGTTACGATGGCGGGTATGTCTATGGTCCCAAAACTACGAGAGTTGAACGTTATTGAAGATAGTTACTGGTCCAAACGGTCATTTCGGTGGTCGGATCTCTCCGTCTTTTCCGATATTAATGTTTCGCCTCTATCGAACCCTACATCCGCTCTGTCGTCGGCGGGGGTCTTTATTCCTCGACTGAGTCCTTCGACCACGTTTACGTTTCGCAATATTGGAAAGATTGGACCGAGGTTAGCTCTTCGCTAGGAAGGGGTAGGGAAATACGGGGATCGCATTCCCACGCATACCTTCGCATCCATGGAATACGCATATCTGTTTCCTCGTTGTAACACTCATCGGGAAACAGGACACGCTTATGGGTTGTTCGCAACGACTTCTGGGGAAGAATGAACTGTAGTTGCCGAGTGATGGTAAATGCTGCCGGTTTCGCAGTCCATACGGTGGGGACTTCTTCGTATCGCACAAGTTGAGAAATTAGGGGGGCTTCAGCGTAAGGGTATACCCAGTTCCAGTCAAGACATTCGTTCTCGCAGAAGTAGTGCTGTGTCCAATGAAACGTTTTCCAGAACGCATGGACAAGATATTGGGTATCTGCGACTCCATCGAGAAGGTGGAGATTATACCGCTTCTCGAAATGATGGGCATCGGGAGAAAAGATAGCCCGTTCGGAAGGGTTCTCTCGTGCTCCGACTTTCTGTTTATAAAATTTCAGTTCCTGTGTCGCTGCCATACGCAGGAACGCCTGACGTCCAGCGGCTGTTGTTACATCGGGCGACCCTGCTTGGAGATAACATTCCAGAGCCCGTTCGTGGCCGCCTTCACGCAGAGAAAACATCCCGATCGCAGGCATGAAATCGTTGCCGAAACAGAGGACGCAGAGCGCAACGTAGCGATCTGCTGGGATAGGAAGAACACCAGCAAGGGCGTGGATGGATAGCACCGAGTACCCGTCCATCTTTGATTGGAAACTCTGGTTCTCTCGGAGTAGCCACAGTTGAGGACAGAGAGCAGTTTGGGAGAGGGAGAGGAGAATAAGGTCAGCATCTAGACCGTAGATTACGACATTCTGGCGCTGGGGGGCAGGTAGAGTCTTGATCCATTCAAAGAGTTTGTGTTCACCTTCGCCTGGGACGTCGGTAGAGGATACGATCGCATGGGGTAGACGGGCGCGAATAGCTTGGTCCAGCTCCTTCATATACGGCGTCCCTGGGGAAATCTGATTCCGATCAAAGACTCCAGGTTCAGAAATACGGAAACGGCGGTATCGCTGCTGCACGATCTTGCCGTAAGGAACGAGGCCATCCATCGCAATGTAGAGAAGTTTGGCCTGGCATGTTTCGTCTAGGAGTTTTAGGAGTGCTTCCACCACGCTTTCAATCGGGCGGGCATCGTCCATGTAATTGTGGATCAAACAATTGAAATCGACTGCAAGAATATCAGGCTGAAGTTTGGCTCTGACTCTGGATACAATATTTTTATGAGCCTTGATAAGACTGACGAAATAGAAAGGTATGCCCATTTATTTTATGTATAAATCATCTTACCTGAAAACAATAATGATTTTCTGGATACTTGGGCTTGTTTTGCTGGCGGGGATTGCCTACTATGTCATGTCTACACATGTTATGTCCGATTCCTCCGCCCCAGCCCCATGCAACAAATGTCCCCACGCTAACGGGATAAAAACGAATGTAGATCCTTGGCAGTAAAGAATAGGCAACCAGAATGTCTCGTATTGCCGGCGTTCTTCAACTCACCAACAAAACGAGGTATGGCCTCACATCCCGAAACGTTCCAATGTATCTCTTTAGTCCCCTGAACAATGAATTCCCTCAGATGATTGTGGCATCAACGCACCGTGATCTGAAACGGAATATCCTGGTCATCGCCGAAAAGATCAATGACGATAAACTCCCACGTGGTCAGATCGTGGAAGTGGTGGGAGCATGTGGCGATCCCCTAGCAGAAAGGAAGGCAATTCATCTCGCTTATTCTCCCGAATACTGGACAAAGATCCCTGAAACGATAGAACCGTCGTCCTTCTTCTTCCGCCCCGTCCTTGACGTTCCCACCATCAATATTGATCCCCCCGGATGCCAGGATATTGACGATTGTATTTCTATCTGGGAAGAGGCGGGGATGACCAAGGTTGCGATCACGATTGCGGATGTTGCCGAGTGGGTGGCAGAAAATCCGTGGATGTCCCATGCCCAGAATATCGGTCAGTCTCTCTACGACGGCGGAGTTCCTGTCAGGAGTATGTTTCCCAAGACGATTGAACACAAGATGTCGCTCATGCCCGGGGAGAGAAGGTTGGGATATGCCTTGATCTTCGCTTGGGACGGGTATGTCCGTGATCCCCAATTCAAGGAGGTGACGATCATCAACAAGGCATCGTATACCTACGATACCTGCCGACTAGCCACCGAGATTTCTATCCCCCTTCTGCGCTCGATCTGTGAACAGCTGGCTGGTCGGCCCCTCCTGGATCCGCACGATTGGGTAGCGGAACTGATGATCTTCTACAACAAAACGATGGCCGAAGAACTCGTGAAACTGGGCAAGGGTCTACTTCGGCACCATTCCATGCCCGATGGCGAGAAGATGGATAAGTATGAGCGTCTCGGACTGAATGCTCGAATGTTCGCCTATGCGGCCGCAACATACGAAGACACCTCACCGAAAGTTCAGCACTGGGGATTCCAGACTCGATACTGCCACGGTTCCTCTCCCATCCGCAGATGGGCTGACGTCGTGAACCAGATGGCTATGAAAGGCATGCCTGTTCCCAACGCCAAAGAGGACTGTAACCGTCTCCAGAAGTTTGCGAAGAAACATGCTCGAGACTTGGCGTTCATGGATATTCTCCAGCGCAAGCCAGAAAACACTCCCGGTATCGTTGTGTCGTCTACCCGTGTATGGGTATCTGACTGGTCCAGAATGATCACCTGTCCGAATGATATTATACCCGGGACACCCGTGATTATTCGGTATTTCCTGGATATGCAGCGTCCCACTTGGAAAGAGCGACTGGTGTTCCATATCAAAATAGACCCAACTCTAGTTCACTAGAGAAGTGTCTTAAAGACTAGCGATTCTAGATATAGAATGAACATTCAGATTTTTGTGGTGTTCCACCGGAATCTTTTTGATGAGTGTTATAAAAATATACCCCCAGACGTATTGCAGAAGTATTTTACCTTTATTGCAGTCAACGAGAGTATACCCAAGAAGTATACTGCTGGCAAGTACAAAATACTGAACGAATGGGAACTACCAGTGTATGACCGCACGTTTCAAGAAAGAGGGTACCACGAAAATTCAGCGATTTATCATGTATACGCAAACAACCTGCATAGGGACTACACACATATCGGCTTTTTTCAGTATGATATGGTGTTCAGCGACAATATAATAGACTTTATACAGATGCACGGTGGAGCGAGAAAATACTTCCCTATGAGTCTGTATACGTTTAACGGTTGTAGGTGGGGAGAGGACGCAACACTAGAGTATGTGATTCAAGATTATGAATCGTTCTTCAATGTGAAATTCAGTAGAACTGGTCAGTATCCACTATTGAATAGTTATGTCATTCCGGTAGACACATACGAAAAGGTAATGAAGTGGATTATACAGCTGTATCCTAAATTCTATCCCTGGTGCGTACAGCCTCCGAACAGAACTCATTTTGGACACATTGGAGGAATTTATGAACGCTTTATGGCTTATGCGATAGGTGAGGAAAATATGAGACCCGTGGTGGTAAACCTGACGCACGACGGGTTTTTCAAGAAAAACAACGTTTGATATAATATAGTTTATAGTGTATGGCGTTCTATTTAGGACTAAATTTGAACATGTTTAAACCAAGGAGAAGACTGGTGAACGTTGGAGATGTCGTATTTTTAAATGACGGACTTCCCGAAAAAGTGAAAGTCACGTGTTTCGCAGATACCGGGACCTTATTTATGAACGGCAGATTTGCGCCAGACGGCGTATCAATCGGTGAAACACTAGATTGGTATGTGGGCGAAAAGGTATACGAAATTGATATTGAAGAACTGTATTACCAAAAAGGTTCCAACCCCGAACGGCCAGCCCACGAATGGGAACGGAAGGTCTTTTTGTTGGGACGATGGAAATTCCACGCAAAGAACGATATCCATATCCGTGTTCATATCACACTTAGGTATAATGATCAAAACGAATCCACATTTCTGACTATCGGTGAACCCTAAAATGGACCCTCCTCCCGTAGCACCCCGAAACAATAGCGCTTACAGCGACCAAGATTATCAACTTGCCGAATTTGAAGATTTGAACGATGGAGATGTCATATACGTTCGATGGTCAGTTGAACATCAACGAGCGTATATGTATTCAACTCTTGACCGTCCAACCCAGTGGGTACATGATTGGACGATCAGGAAGACGGTTGAAATAGGTATGGGACCGAATCTGCGCCCCCGACTGGCTTTCGATGCGTACGATATCGAGGGTAATTTCGTGATTATTCATCGGGAACTTCCCGATGCGGACGGCGATCCTACTATGGTAACACTGGATGCGGATTATGAGCATGATGAGGTGGAGAAGTATCTGGATCATAAAATGGAATCGTATGCGGCCAACAAGATCATGTTCATGTTCAGCGTTCGTTAGTTACGCATTGAAACATCGGATTTCAGATACTCCACCAGGAACTTGGGTAACGGACGGCACGCACTTTGACGAGCCTATAGACCCCGATCCAGACGAGCTCGACGACGAAGCTGGACCCGATTTAGCAGGTGTTTTAGCGTCTCCGTAGATATACTTGTATGCCCAGTATGCTGGATTTGGAACAGTGTCGCCTTCGGGTGTCTGGATTGTGGTCTCTCCCTTTTTCGCCTGATCGATCAATTCCTTCGTGCGCGGATCTGGCCAATCTGCAGGTGGAGGTGGTGTTCCATTTTCCTTGACAGTCTTGATTACCATATCAACGAATGCTGGGAGTGTGGGAGCAGTGGACTGCTGGCGAACAGCATACGCAATAGGGGCGATCAAGGGTTTGCTAAGTTGTACCATAATCAGTACTATAAAAAAGTCCGTTAGATCACCCTGGGGTGTTTGGGCGCTTTTTGCCATCTTGTATGGCAGTAGCGGTATGATGTTAGCTTTTATAAACTTATTGACGGCTTTGACGCTTGACGGGGCAGATTGTAGAACATTGGTTCCCATCTGGGTAAAAGGTATATTGTTTTTATTAGCATCTTCCTGAGCCTTCTTAAATGTAGCCTCTAAACCAGTCAGTTCTGCCTCCGAGGGAATAGGGTTCGCAGATGCAAACGTCTCACGGGTGGATTGGAACAGGGCGTATACGACCAGTAGAATAGCGGCAGCGATCCCAGCGTAAACTATATACTTCGGGATCTTCTTCATATTGTTCTTTAAATAAGGTAATATAATAATGAACCCTGAACCCCCTGCCGCAAGGGAGAAGCGGATCCACAAGTATATTGAAGCCTTGGAGAAAGCTCGGGCATTGCGCAAAAAGGGTAAGAAGTATACGCATAAACACGGATTCTCTGACAAACCCACCGCTATAGAAATAGCTATCATGAACGATCGGATAAAACACGGTTGGTCGAAATCCAGACCTGGGGGAACTCACAGGCGGAGATACAAGGAGTCAGGGACGACCAAGCCACGCACGAGGTCGGTGCGGAATTCACGTAAGACTTCTAAGACCTCCAGGGTTTTCGTATAAGTCGCCAAGGTCACCCACTCGTCCACGATATTCGCAGTCTTCAAGATCGCCTTCATGAAATTGCCCTCATACACTTCATACTCCGCACACAAGACCCCCATCTCATCCCCCTCCATCCAGCGGTAGACGATCTCGGGCCAGTAGTTGTGCACCTTCCAATACTCCGGTCGGCTCTTAGGGTTCTCGTGATCATACAGATCCTGGGCAATGACATGCACCGCCAAGAGCGCACTCTTCAGCGTATCGGGAACTCGCAGGCACGATACGGTGATGGGGTCCTCCGTCTTCTCGCCCTCCACGAAACACGACAGCAGCGCAATCAGCTCTGAGCGAGGGAGATTGAATCCCCGCCCGAACATCTTGGACATCACCAGAGGATTACCCTCGTTGATCTCTGAAGCCATGACTCCTGTCTCGGTGAGCGTCTCGCCGTCCGCATACCCCAGTCTCTGGAGATTTATGAGGAACGGTACCTCAATCTTCGTGGCTGCCTCGATCTTTTCTTCCAGTCTCGCAATCTTCTCCCTATTCTTCTTGAATTCCTTGAAATCCTGCCACCCCTTCTCCCACTTGGGACCCACATGCTTGTTCTTCCACCCATCCAGCTGAGCCTGGACACGCTTCCGTTCAGCATTCTGCGTGGCTCGGATCTGCGTCTCATACATCTCACGCAGTTCAAACACTGCCACGTCCAGACCAGTGTACTTCCCCTGTAGTTCCAGGACCTCTGCCTTGTATAGATCCAACTCACGCTGGCGCTGATCGTGCCAATACGATTTCTCCATCATCCCCATCCATCCCGTGGTCCCATTCTGTAGACATTTCAGAAGGAAATCGTAGTGGAAATCCATCCTGGATTCCAGAGACTGCTGCTTCCCCTTCATCATCGTCCGCACATCCTCCAACTCCTCGGGCTTGCGATCGGGGAGGTAGTAAACAAACCCTCGCACATCCTTCCCACGCCGACCCGCCCGACCCGCCATCTGGATATACTCGTCTGTCCTCAGCATCCGCAGCCCGCCCACATCGTCATCATACTTGCGGTAGCTCGTGAAGATCACCGTCTTGGTCGGCATATTAATTCCCACTGCAAACGTCTCCGTCGCAAACAGAAGCTTGAGATGCCCGCCGGCAAACAGCATCTCCACGATCTCCTTGAGCATCGGGAGCATCCCGCTGTGATGGAACGCCACGCCCTTCATCAGGAGATCCATGAGCGTATGATACTGCGGGAGCATCTTGAGCTCGGGGTATCTGGACAGATGGAAGTTCACCCTGTGCTTGATGACGGCACCCTCAGACGCATCAATGAGGGTGGATGTCACCTTGGACGCATACGCCTCGCAGTTCTTGCGGGAGAACACGAAGAACATAGCAGGAAGTTTGTTCTCTTGCCGAAGAGTGTCCACCATCTCGTTCATCTGGTGGAGAAATCCGTTAGAACGGATCTCACGGGCCACAACAGGATCACCAGCAACCCGAGCTTTCACTGCATCAGAATGTTTCCTATTCGCATCATCGACGCCTTTGAGATACCGAAGATACTCAGCATAGGCCTGGCCATTGAACTGGTCCTTCTCGTCCATGAGCAGCTTTTCCCGAACCCGGTGCTCAAGCGGAACCACCCGGTATTGTGTCGAGATAAGATGTGTCGGAACCTGCTTCATTTCACCGATCCACTGAGCAAAGACGTCTGGACTTTCAATTGTCGCCGAAAGCAGGACGAGCCGAATACGGGGTGGCAGGAGAATCAGGCACTCTTCCCATACCTTTCCCCGGGCGGGATCATTGAAGTAGTGGACTTCGTCGAAGACGATCGCATCAACAGCGTCTAGGGAGAGAGCCGCCGTGCTCCCGATATGTTCCGTAGACGACCCGATCTTGAACAGAAGGTTCCGCAGGATCTCGGTGGTCATCACCACTACATCTGATTGGGGAGCAAACTTGATATCACCTGTCATGATCCCCACCTTCCCGGGGTAGAGGGTAGAGAGATCGTGGAATTTTTGATTGGACAGCGACTTGATTGGTGTGGTATAGAACACCCGCCCGCCCTTTTTGAGTGAGTATTCAATCTGATACTCGCCCACCAGCGTCTTGCCACTGCCCGTCTTGGCCGTGACCAGGACGTTCTCGCCAGCCTGGATAGCAGCTACCGCACATTTCTGAAAAGGGTCCAGAGGAAACGTATATGACGTCTCAACCTCGGGAGCCTTCGTTGTATCGGCGATTCGTAACATTCTTTGAATTGCCTTGGAAGTTTTCCACTCCTATCGTTTCCGTTTTGTTTAGATCGACGAGCTCACTTGATCCCTAAAAATGTACGCCCAATCTTACTCGTTATAAACATAGCGAATCCAGCAAAAATCTGGACATAAAATAGCTGGCTCATTCGTGTAAAATATAATAAATATAGGGATACCCCGGCAAAAACTAAGAAACTACACCAGAATAATGTCGTAAACATATCCATTATCTACTACCTATATATAAAAACGACCGTTTGGGTCTAAAATAGGGTAGGGGGCATGGCCTTGCAGTAAGATCCGCTCGAGAAATAGTAGAGGAAATACCAGGGTCCTAGCACTAGGGCAATCACAATTCCAAGAATCTTCTCGCCTAAAGATCCCGAGTATCCGAAACATATCAGCGACATGACGAACCCAACCAGTCCAAAAAGAATCCATAGACCGGCAACTGTCGCAGCAACAATGGCTTTTACCGTCCACCGCTTATCAGCTCCAGGCTGAGCCGTCGGAGCAGTCGCCATTGCACCTTCCTTTGTCTTTGTCGCAACCGCAGCGCCAGGTGATCCTGGTGGAAGAGTTGCGGGACCTTTCGGGTCGGCGGGAACAGCACCCGGAGAGGTCGAAGAGCTGGACGCAGGCGGTACTGTGGACCCAGGAGTAGGAGGAGGAACCGTGCTCACCATTATATCTTACCGAAGAATTTCAATCGTGCCTGGCGGACATCTTCCTCCGTCTTAGGAAGTGGTGCCGGCGCTGGAGCGTCCTCCACCACCTTGTGCCCTTCCACTCCGCACATAGAAATCCACTGTGCCTTGGTGATACCTTGGAGCGTCTTGAGGCAGATCGACAGATCCTTCTTGGATTTCTTACCCATGTGCCGAACAAATGAGCAGTTGGTCATCACAATATACTTCTCCCAGGGTCCAGTTCGCATACATAGGGCATAGAAGGTGGACAGTGCTTTCCAGGTTACAATTTTCGTTTTCGTCTCCTGCTTCTTGTACTTACACTGGACTGCCGAATACAGTGCTCCCCGACGACAAACAAGGTCAATGCCCACATCCGGACGCTTCATTCCCAAGTCTGCCAGGATTGTGTCAGGGACATCAGCCAGCAGCCACACGTCGTCGTATCCCTTGATGTGTTTCAGGTAGAGCACGCAGAACTCTTCAAAGATATCTCCCCGGACTTTCTTGTTATCCCGCACTCGCATTTCCGTGAAGCTGTGTGCCGGTTCATTGTAGAATTTCTGGCACTCGCCTTCAAACGTGTCCCAGAGATTCCTGTTGTCCTTGTTCTCGAGAAAGATGGTATGGAGTAGTCTGTTCATTCTTATTGTTGTAGATGCTCCAAACCAACCATAGATGGCTGCGATCCATTTTCGCCAGTATACATAATGGCAGTATACGAACTAGGCGAAGGGAAGTTTGTGCCGAATCAACTGATAAAAGAGTCGGAAATCACGATTACGGCGGATTTTCCCGGGGAACTCACCAAACAAGGAAAATTCAAGTCCAACAGGATCGTCAATCTTGCTGCTGGCGGGACGTATGTTATTAAGGCGGGGACACTATTCTCTATCTACAACGGACGGTCCCTGTTCTTGAAGCGGGGAGGTCGGAAGACTCGGTCCCGGACTCGTAGATCCCGCCCTCTAACTCTTCATCGTCGCAAATACCGACTGCGCAAGTGAGTGTGCATCCTCTTCCGTAACATTCGCAATCGTGCTGGCTACGCTGCAGAGACCCTCGTGAATCAGGTTCCACGCCTCATCGTCCCACGGAAGAGCCGTTGTCCTGGGACCACGACCAGGGAAGTTCTCAAGAAGCACGCCATCACGCTTACCCTTCATGAACATATAGCACCGCAGCTGGATGAAATCATACGCTGGCGGAGTTGTCCAGAAGCGCTTGCGATTCTTCGTTTCCACGACCTTATCCCCCTGAATCCCGTCCAGATACCCGATGAGACGGTAAGAATCACACTCAAAGTCCACGAACGTATTACGGTCCGTGACTTGAATGCCCGTAGCCGCTGCGTGGTTGTTCTCGGCCTTATCCTCCAGCCGAGTCCCCCGCCGCTTCTGGATTTCGCTGGCTAGAGCCTGGTGCTCCTGCGTCTGCTCGATCTTGGTAGCCACCTCGGGGTTCGCACACAGAAGAGCAGTCTCCGTCGCAACATCCATCTGCCCTGCAATCACACGGGCCACGGCCTCCTGGAGTGCCGGAGTTGTAGGTATCCGCTTACCCTCCAGCGTCTCCTGAACAACCTGCCGAATATGAGTCTGCTTGAATGTCGTGATCGCCTTCTCCACCTGATAGTCAGAGGTAGCCCCGCACGCCATATCCACCGACGCCCACATAGCCTGGAGAGCCGGACCGCTCGCCTGGGCCACGATCTCGTTATCCGTCTTGGCCCCCATCGTATCCTTGACACCCAGAATCACCGACTTGAACTTGGGCATCGTAGTAAGAACCTTGAGGAGCGATTCATTCTTACTACGATACGGATTTAGACCAAGGAGAGATGCGACATCGGAGGCTGAGAAACGGGGCTTCATTTTGTTGTATGTCCTTCCAATCTCTAAGTCGTTCCGTTTTCAACTGAACATGTTGACATACTCTGGACCCTTACAATTGTTTGCCGATACAATCGCCTTGAAAATAGGATCGCATTCTGGGTTGGATGCCCGGGCTAGACCTGGAGGCTCTGGGCCGAAGTCGGCCGTCAGACGGTCAATGCGGCTCTTGACCAGCCGAGCCTCGTCGGAATCTTCCGTTAGATACCATGCCGGCTCTTTCCAGTACGCCTTGAGATCTTTTAGTTCCGATTCATGATGGATACACATTTCATCCGTGAAATGCCAGAATTCCGCACCAGGAGAGAATCGACTATCCTCCCAGAACACATGCTTGATAAATACCCGAGGGCCACCACACAGGTAGTTTTCACGGTTGTTCGTTGTCGAGTTCTTGGCCACGACCGAGATGGTCATATTCTTCTGCTCCCAGAGGAGTGAGTTCATGAAATTAAGAAAGGGGGTAGACGCCACGAAATCCGCATCCCACTTGAAGACCCATGTATACTTCGCCTGTTGGATACACCAGTTTGAATACTGAATAAAACTGTGCGGAGAATCAACATCTGTGGCTAGAGTCTCATATCCTGCCCTGGACACGGCATTATCGTAGGTCAGAACTCGCACGTTGTCGTTCTCAAGTGCTAGAGTCATTGCGATATCAGAACTCTTGTCGGTGCACCGATGAAGGATCAAAACAATCTCGTGACGAAAGTTGACCCCTGCGAGCGACCGCACACACTTCTCTAGCGTAGCTTCTTCGTTGTGGACACGGACAATGAACGATACCCCATTTCCCGCCATTTACGTATGTCATGATATCAGTATGTAAATGGAATCAACAATCCGACTCCACATTTTGGGACTGCCGCATACGATTACCACGAATGAGTTCAGTCATTGTGCGTATACTGGCAAAGTTCTTCGTTTTCCCCGGATGATGATGTCCCGGGGATTTGAAGTCTATCATTACGGCGTGGAGGGAGCTAAGACCAATGCAACAAAGGATATTGAACTCATGACCCGTGAGGAATGGGATACACTGCGAGTCATGTCCTTTAAACAACTCAATCCCGACATTCCCCACACAGACGTTGTCAAGCACCTGAATGATCACAATTCATTCATTGGAGCTTTGGCCAACTGGTCTACTCCTCTTTACAGGGAATTCAACGCCCGTCTTCGCCCCCTGCTCCAAGAAAATTATCGTAGCACCAAGACCGATATTGTCTGCATTCCGTTCGGAGCATCTCACGATGCCGCCCTTGATGGGCTCGATATGATTGTATGTGAGAGCGGGATCGGATACAATGATTCTAAGCGTAATTACAGGATCTTTGAAAGTTATGCGTGGCTACACCAAGTTCTCGGTGTTGAAAAGAAGTGGGGGCAGAATTACTGGTTTGTGGTCCCCAACTACTTTGATTCGGTCGAATGGCCCTTGTCTCTGACTCCTCATATCAATACGGTCGGGTTCCTTGGTCGTATCTATGACGGCAAGGGGTGTCACATTGTCGTAGAAATTGCCCGACGAATGCCCCATGTTCGTTTCATTCTTTGCGGACAGGGCAACCCTACACAGTTCCTCGTATGTCCCAATATCGTCTACAAACCGCCTATCAGTGGTCTTGAACGTGGGGAGTATCTGGGATCTCTCCAAGCTCTCGTGGCTCCCACATTGTTCATTGAACCCTTTTGTGGAGTTGCAGTAGAATCCCAATTGTGCGGAACCCCTGCTATCACACCTGATTACGGGGCACAGACGGAAACAGTGGAACCGTTCAAGACAGGGGTGATCTGTCATACGCTACAGGATTACTGCGTGGGAATCCAGATGGCCGTGGACGGAAAGTTTGATCGGGCCTACATTCGTGAACGTGCCGTGCGTTTGTACGACATGTTCAATGTAGCGAGGAAGTATGAGTATGCGTTCAAGTCAATTATGGATATTCATAACGGGGCGAACGGATGGTATTCATCGGAGTCGCATCTCCTCAAATTGACTGAATAAACTCCCACTGTAGATACTCACAAATCTTCTTCCAGATCGTATCGTGCTGAATCAGCCGATCACGGGACTTGAGAAGCGGGAAGTGGACCTTATACTCGTCCAGCTCCAGCAGCTCCAGGAATTTATAAATAATGTAGGAATACGACAGGAAATTCCGGCGTTCGTCGGGGCAGTAGAGTAGGTAGGGTGCCTGCACTTCCTGGAACATGGCCCGGATTTTGTCCTCGATCTCTGGTGTAATCGTGGGTGGGGGGTTACCATTCAGGCGGGATAGGATATGAGCCGCATGTTCATAATACCTGTTCCTCCCGAGCTTTTTGAGGATTTCACGGATATTCTGTTCGGTCAAGAGAGCGATATTGTCGATTCGGCGCTTCCTGATCTCGCAAATGACTTCATTCATCACATCTTCTGGGATCTCCGTGCTTTCCTTCGCCTGGAACTGGTTCAGGATCTCGTTGAGATGGTTCTGCTTCTTGTATGCATAATTGTTGCGCTCCTTCGGCGGATCACGGAAACTGGGAAAATCAGAGACAACGAGGGCATACTCTTCCGATCCGCACTTGGGGCATACGAGAATACCTTCGGATGTGATCTCTTCCCTGGGAATATTACACGGTGCACAGTGCTCGGCCATCTTCTTGATATTGTCGGCGTTCTCGGCGATGTTCAAGCCGTTGGACAGACCACGACGGGAAAGGTATTCGTCAAACATCTTTTTCTTGGACGGACCCGCTGACATCTCTGTCACGGAAAACAGTTTATCGAATGTCCCGGGGATCCTGGATCCAAAATCTACCTTGGACGTTGTCTTCTTTCCAGGGGGTGCATAGTAATCCAGCATCAGGTCTCCGCTTTCCAGATAATATTTTTGGATATCGCACTTCTCCCTAGCATCCGAAATGGTTTGTACAAGCGCATCGTGTTCTGCCTGTAACCTAGATTGCCGCATGACATCTTCAAACACGAAAGGACTGAATTTTCCGGAGAGTTCTTGGGTAAGTTCTGCGTGTCTAGTTTCCAGAGCCCGCACCGATTCATCTGACGAACCCTGTTGGAGTTCGTCTACATACCGTTCATGCAGGGAATCCAGGGTTCCGATTTCCCGTCCCTTTGCTGCTCCATCCCGAGATTTCTTAACCTTGAAAACGTCCGAGGACATTATTTGATGTGCTTGGAGTTTCACCTGTAAGTCTGTTCATTCAATCATTCTTCAAAAGAACGTATCCTATAAAAATCGCAAAGGCAACAGCAAGTGTGGCAGCGGACCCAGAGTCAATATAGTCTATTTCAACAGGTGCCTGATACAAATTTTCCTGGAAGTTCGCATACTTCTCTCCGGGGTTGAGTCCTTTTGCGTTCTTCTTTGCCTTTGCGGCGGTTTCCGCTTTCTCTTTAGCGGCTTCCGCATCTGCTGCATCCTTGGCTACTTTCTCGGCCGCCTTCTTCTCGGCTCTGATGATCGCCAAAAGATTGGCCGTTTCAGAGGCAGTGGAAGCCGTGCACGGACTCATATTGAATTCCAATGAGGTGGCTAAGAACTTTGTTTGATTGCCCTGAGGTACACCTGTTTGAATATCGGTTACGGGACACGTCCAAGGCTGGCAGGGCGGAATTCCGTCCAAGACAAGTCCGTTCATGATTTTCAGGGGATTCATAGCCGCCAAGTCGCCACCTGCTCCCGGAATAATACCGTCAAACCCGTTGCCTTTCACCGCTTTCTGAAAACTCTCACCTAGAACCGCCGCAGCATCGTCTCCTCCCAATTTGTTGTTCGTGTAGGAGGACCGAGGAACAACTTCGCCGTCGCCTTTGTCTTTACCCTCCTTGTCCTTTGTTCCCGGTAGACGGCACATTCCACCCGTATCCTTGAAAAATTGATTTCCGACTTTCGGTCCTACGATCAAATTGTCTACATAGCTAAAAATAGCAGTGGCGTTGGTCCCCACCTGAGACAACGTTCCATCGGTGCCTACACGCTTATCTTCCGGAGACTTGATCGTCTGGAGATAATCATAGGACGGACCAAGCGCTTTGTCTAGAATAGCATTTCCGGCAGCGACAGGATTATCGCCCGCCGATACGAGTGAGGATTGAACGCTTTTCCACATTACTTCTTACTTACTTACGGGCAAATTCTTCCAGTTGTTCTACGAAGGAAGGGTTCGTCATCACGCACGGTCGCTGCTTGGCCATGACTTCCACGACCTTCTCCATCGGAATCCCGAACCTTCTGTGGAGATACGCCGCCAAGAGTGTTGCCGAACGGTTCATCCCTGCCATACAGTGGACATACACGCACTTGCATGTCGGTTCACGCAGGAACATATCCATAACTTTTTCAAATGTAGGATAGTAATCTTTAATGAGCGGAAACCCGAATGAATCTTCAGCACCCAGAGCAATGTATGCGCTCGGTCCGACATGTGTAGACGCCCACGCAGGGCAAGCCGATTTCTCCGCACAGTTTACGATATGTGTGACATTGTGTCTCCGCACAAAGGTTGGATTTAAATGAAACCCGGGACCAAGAAGAATGCGATCAAACACGGCTGCGATTGGATCGTATTCTGGTCCTCTAGACCGACTCCGGTTCTTGTCAAGAATTGGTTGCAACATGCTTACTGTAGTTCAACAGAATAAGAGATCCGATTTATACTAGACGAGGGGCTGCAGGACCATCTGGAGAATATAGACTAGCACTACACCAAGCCCACCAAGGCACGCCGCACCTGTTAGCGAGACTACACCCGAACCGCCATAGGCATTCGGGATGTAGCGAAGGAACAGAGACTGCACCGGCGTCAGCGAAATGAGGAAGATGGCGGCAAAGATGGAGACATACGTCATGATGGATTTAAGGACGGTGATTGCGGCACCCGGGTTAAACTGATTCACCTGGGTGGGGGGAGGAGGAGTATAGATAGCCGAAGAGGTTCCTGGCGTGACCATTTGCGGGTAGGTGGTGGCGGCAGGTAAGGACATAGCAGGTTGCTGAGATCCTCCTGTGGGCATCAGCTGATCAAGGGGGGTGGCGTCCATTTGTATATCTATTAGAGCGAAACTCTCGCCGCCGGGCACGACGCATCCTCCACTTGGAAGCGATAACACTTTCCATCGACTCTAGTCACCATGTCCCTGATTTCTGAGGGAGGAATGGCAGATACTTCTACTTCCGTCTGCGGTCGATGGAACATCAGGACAGCGAGTCCCAAGCCGACAACGAAGGAAAAGAAGTAGTTGGCTTCCGGTTTCTTGAGAACCTGGGCTAGATTCATTCTATTGCTTGTTACATGTTCAGAAAATCAATGCTATCTGTACATTGGACAGGGTAGGCCACCGCACGGAAACATCCGTTCTCAATATCAGGATTGCGGAAAACGATAGCGGGATTGCGGACATCGGGCACCATCTTCTTCTTTGTCTGTGGCGGCACGAATATTGTGGTCACGGTCATGCCGACCAGAAATCCTCCAAAGACCCAGAGGATGTTGAACATTATTCTAGACCAAGAGTTTTATAGACACGCCGAACGGTTTCCTGATTGTCTCCGCTCCATGTGATGAACCGCTTGCCCTGTGGAATTTTTATACTCCCCCCGAAATGCACGAAGAGATCGGCAATATAATAAAACGATCGACGATCATTCGCCCATACGATATGCGGCATCGTCCAACTTGCCATGACATCTTGATAAAACTTATTACGTTGATTTATGTTTCCTCCAACAAGGACCACAAACATCTCTTGTGTCTATAACACAATGGATCTTCGTAAATTTTGGGACGGTAAGCTTCTCCTGGCAGCTCTTGCATCGGCGGCGGTCGTTGATACCGCTGGACTGTTTGTGTGGAGGTATACTGCGGACCGAGATGGTCCTATCAATACCTGGTATGACAAGTTTGGAGTGATTGCGTATGTCCTCGACGTATCGTCTGTCGTCGTAGGCTTCGTTCTCGCCCAGCTGATCACATATGCCATCGGAGGGTCTTACAATCTCCTCTTCTTCCTCATTGTCGTTGTGGCGGTGCAGATGGTTCACGATATTCTGTTTGGACTGTTTCTAGTTCCTCTCGTCCCGGAAGGCGAAAACGATATCATGGACCTCATGAAATCGTATACGACAATGAAGGGAAGTGGATGGGTTTTGGTCGTGGATGCTCTCTATATGATTCTCACCACACTAGGAGCCTTGGTTCTCTATAAGCTACCTTCCTATGTCACTTGGTTTACTCTCTTGTTTGTTCCGTATGTGACTGGGTATATCTTAACGACGCATCGTCTTCTGAGCAGTCGGATTTCGACGCCGCTTCAGTGAACGCCGCCGACCACCGACCTTCTCTTGCGGGTAATTCAGCTCAAACTCAAAGCGGAATGTTGGACCCGTCGGGCGAACTCCGCCAGTCTTCTTCTCCTTGACGAGCGTGGATCCATACTTGAACTTGTCGATGGAGATAAACACCGTATCTCCACCCATCTTGCGTTCGGCTGGGATCTCCCAATCTCCGCCCCCAGCATTCCATCCGGTTCCCTTGGCGGCACTGGACTTCACAAATTCACGATCAGGGAACTGTAGCGTAAACGTCTGCCCCCGGTGGTTCTTCTTGACATCGGCGATATACGAGGATAGACGCTTGTCCTTGAATGCCTCATCTACATTCTCATCGTTGATGAGTTTGAGATTCAGATCTGAATCCACACTCTTCATAAATTGTATGACTGCTTCACGGAATGTCTTATCAAAGTTCTCGTCTATGGTTCCGGTGATATTCGTGGGAGTGGGGGTCGCGGGAGGAGTAGCAGGTTCAGTGATGGGAGCAGTATACCTTGGGCGACGAGGAGCGAATGCGTCAAGAGACGTCATGACGCCCGAATCAATCGATACCGTAGGTGCGGGGACGGATGTTCCAGTTGTAGCTGGAGCTTGGGCAGGAGCTGGGGCAGGAGCTGGGGCAGGAGCTGGAGCAGGGGCTGCGTTGGGATTGAAGGCGTCTAGAGACGCAGCGACCTCGGGAGCAATGGAGGGAGCAACCGGGGGGACAACCTCCCCTTGGGTTAGTGGAGTGTTCACTTGAGGAGTAATGGGAGATCCAAGGGTTCCACGGTCACCCAGCCCTAGACGTTCCTC